CCCCCCCCCCCCATATATTCAACTTCTTTATTCATAATATGTTATGTTTTAATTATATCGCAAATATAATAAAATTAATGAGAAGGTCGTGAGGGGACGATGAATGGATTTGATGGGGATATAAGGGATATGTTGGGATGCGCATCACATGTAGAGGTATGCGGGATTGCGGGGATATGAGGGATATGCGGGACGGACCACCTCCCCGAAATCGGGCCGTGGGGTCTGCCGTTTTTTTGGACCGCCCCCCCAATCCACGAAGGGCGGAAAACAGGAACGGCAAACTACCAGCTTGCCGAAAAAGGAATGCTTATTTTTGATTTAACTTGCTGTCTATCAATAATATAAACTAATATTTTAATACACATTTACATTTGATTAGTTTTATTATATATAATCGTTGAATTTTTATTGCATAATATTTGTTTGATAATAAAATACTCCGTATATTTGCCCCTGTAAGATACAATATTAACAAACAGGCGAACCAGAGGCCAATACAAGCCCCGAGGGTACGGGCAAATCTAATGACAAATAAAGAATTAACTAAAGTACAAAGCGAGGTGAAGAAAGCAAGTGAAAAGACGTTAACGGGTGCGGTTAAGGCGTGGTGCCAACTATTTAAATCTGGAAAAGAAGTAAATGAGATACTAAAGGATAATGATATTAAGGTAGATAAAGCTATTATACCCGCTTTAGTTGCTTTGGCAAAAGATAAAGAGTTTGTAATACAACTTTGCAAAGAGATATTACCACGTGTTGATAATATTTTCTGCTCTTACAAAGAGATTGAAAGAGAGTACTACGACAAGCAGGATGCAGAAAAAAATACAAAGCTTTCAGAAGAAAAAGTGAAAGAGATTGCCATAATAGGTAAGACACACAAACGCTTTGGATACAACGAGCCTTTAGAATACGAATCTGGGGTATATTATGAACCGTTTAATGGCAATGATAAACGTATTATAAAGTGTGCCGTACCTATCAAACGATATACATACAGTCTCGTTGCTAAATGTATTACATACTATTTAACGCACCCTAAAAATGAAAAATAATAGTAAGACACTCCTATAAATGGGGTGTCGTGGTGGCAAACCTGTACATTCACGTCGTGCCACTGTTTAGACTAAAACAGGTTAGATATTTAACATATTGATATAAGCATACACAAGCGGGTAGGGGTATAGCCGTTGGCGTTCGATAACTTGTGTAGATAGGCCGCCGCTTAACAATGTGGTTTAGGTTCGTATTCAGTCGTAATATGAATCATTATTCTTTGGGCTTGTATCAAGTCGGGTTAGTACGTTAAGGTCTCCTTAATAGGCCGTATTATAATACGGGGTATATTGGTGTATATACGCATGTATATGGCGTATGGTGGTATGCTGTGAGAGTAGCACATACCAAGTGTATCACGGGGTTGTCTCCGTGCCAATATATCAAAGCAACGATATTGTAGGTAGCTTGATTACTATAGTTTCGTATGTCATTACAAAACAACAACCCTTACAAGGGTATTCTGTTCGGTTAAATTGACGGACTCAATACGCCTTGTCGGTACGTATCACGGGAGACGTATGTACGTATTTGGTCTCGTTCGTTCGAGGCAAAGGGACAAAACCAAAGGGAATCGGGCGGGTGTGGTGTGCCCGGCTAGCTGTATTGATAACGGCGGTCTCGTGCCTCTATAACCATGCCTTATTCTTATTGGTGTAATTAAATGAATATATTATGTACAAAAAGAAATTCGATAATTTGAATAGGAAACTATCCATTCAAAAAGAAAAGGCTTTAGAGGCTGTGAGAAAGTCTCAAATTGAGTTTTATATTGAGCTTACCAAAGATCTATACAAGTCTAATAAATTAGATTGTAGTAGAGATTCTGATAAATGTAGGCGCAAACGTGTTAGTTATATGGCAAACAAATTGCGACAATAGATCGTTTGTTTTTATTTGATTTTAAAGTTTGTGCCCTTCTGTACTGTAGTGATATAGGACGGAAGGGCTTTTTTGTGCCTAATTTTACAGAATGATAGTATAACCATATGTTTTACTTACACATAAAAGTGTCAAGGCGGTAAATTTTAAGCCTTAATTATAAATGTGTAAGTAAAATACTTTATTATGTATTATTTTGTATATATCTATATCCGTATGGACGGGTGAATTATGTCCTTATGTATGGATTTGCGCTTGAATCGATCCTAAAAGGTATATAATAGGCGGTACTTATTGTATATTTTTTATCTATATCTAGGCTTGTCTTCTCTTAGAGGTAGCTCTAGGGATTGATATATATTATGTTGTTGATACTCAATTGGTTGTATTATTTGAGTGTTGTTTTAAAATCGTGTTTACTTATTGTATATTTTTTATGGGTATATTTATATATTTCGTACTCATCTTGTTTTGTGGGTACATGGCGTTTGAGTTAGGGCGGTACGTTATAGCTACGGGCGACGCCCTGCCTTTAATCATAGTTATTTTATTGGCTTTATTATCAATACATTGTATTAGGCAAGTATATAAGGCAATCAAGAACAAAGACCTCGATATCCTAGACTGAATCAGCGTTCCACGTGGAACAAAGTAGCGGAAGGTTTAGGCTTTCGTGGGAATTTCGAGGGAGGTTTGGGATTTGCGTGATGGGACACCTCCAAACAAGGAAAAACCTTTCCAAACAAGAAAAAACACCACCAAACAAGGAAAAACCTTTCCAAACAAGAAAAAACACCACCAAACAAGAAAACCGCCTTTCAAGCAAGAAAAATACCTTTCGAGCAAGGAAACGTCTTTCAAGCAAGCAGGGGGTATCTTCCACTCAAATATAGAAGTTTACAAGTGGTAGGAGTTTTCCGTCAAGGCAAGGCGGTTGTGAGTGATGGTGGGTATGGTGTTATTGGTGGTAGATATTGTTTATTAGTATGGGGTGATGCGGAGGGAACCAAGGGAAAACGGGGGCGGCTATGGCGTGGGGTCGGCCCCGCTGGTCGTCCGTCTCTGCTCCCTTTTGGCGGTAGTATAATATAAAATCTGATAGTGATATGACGAGAGAAGAAGCGAGAAACGTATTTGGCGGTAGTATAGTAAATGAGTTGCTGTCGCTGGGGGCTGAGCCTACCAACGCGGTAAGGCAAGACGGGTTGATAGAATGGAAAAGTGATGGGTGTATAGAGGTAGGAGGCGTCCATGTATGGGCTTACTATTACTTCGAGGATGGTGAGGACGTTGATAGGTGCGATTGGGAGGATCATATGGAGATAGAGATAGAGGAATGTTGGATTTAAAATCGGTTGATATGAGATTCATGTATTTAATGGAGCTTAGTGGAAAGGATATATACGTAGGCGACAAGAAGTGCAAGAGAGTAAAAATATATGTAGGCAGGCCGTTGAGGGATACGCCTAAAACCTATAAACGAATAGGCGGATTTGTAGCAAAAGAACTATCCAACGCTTATAACAGCGGTTGTGTTTCCATCTATGAAGCAAAGGATAAAACGCTCAGATATTCGGTTTATCGAGACGGTTGTTTCTATCCTTATTACGGGAAATTAGAGGTGGCAGAATAACACCAAGGGGAACGGGCGGCGGTGTCACGGCGTGGTAGGCTGCGGGTGTCGGCCGCCGTTCTTTTTGGCGTGGTAATATAAAATACTAATAGTATGGACGAGATTACGAAATTACAAGATGAAGCGCTGCTTTATCTACGGGATAATATTACGAGAGAAGAGGCGTATTATATCCTTACGACTGATAAGGAAATGATAGAGATTCTTATATCAGATAAGAAGGACGGAAGCAAACGTATCAAGATTCTTGATATGGAATATACTATCGAGAAGGATGATATGTTATTGTTGTTCGATACTGATGGGATAATAGACGAATGTCTTTTGGTTGCCAGCTATATAGGGGTAAATATGTATTTTCGCAGGCAAGATGTCAACGCTATTTTGAATAACATCAATAGAGAGAAAGTTATGAAATATCCTTACATAGCTATTCAGTTAGATAATATACAGACTATAGAAAAGCGTAGGGTTGTTTTTGAGATCACCGGGCATAGGATGGATGATAACAAAGAGAGAATAGATTTTATGTTTATTTATTTTATGGCAAGATTATGCGTATAAGAAGGACTGTAAAGGAAAGGGATATTGTAAAGGTATGGGTATTCGGGTACGATCGGAAACTTATAAAATCGGCGGCGGATTCCGGGTTCAGAAACATGTCGGAGGTATTATCTTACGCTAATTGTATGGCAGGAGATAAGCCTGTAGATCATATTAGGGTCTCGAATGAGAATCGTGGCTGGTGTGGATCGTATACTATATATGGTAGGGAGATAGATTAGTTTGATAGTGAACAACAAAGGAGGTGTGTATGAATAATGTTATAACAAACGCCAATGGCGTGAAGGTAAAAGTAAGGGTGTATGATATTGGTGATGGGGAGGTAGATAGATACACGATAATATGTGTAAGTGATAAGGGTAAAGATAGTAGTGGGTTGGTATATTATCCTGTGTTTGCATGCAGCGAAAATCCATTTCATCCACAAGGAATAGGAATATATGTTGGTGATTATTATCCATATAGGAGACATTCATACGATTTCGGTAAAAGAGTTAAGGATCTAGCATCCTTACCAGAAGAGGTGATTAAGTACATAAAAATAATAACGACATGAACGAAATAGTTTACAACAATTACGATTTAGTGGCTTTTGAACAAGATGGAGAAGTGGTAGTGGCCGTAACATTTTACAGATATTACAAGAAGAAAGCTAAGGGCGAGGTTAATTATAGATGGAGAACCAGATGCCCGGAGTTGGTGGATAAGATTGTAAGACACCGTACCAAGGTGTTTACCGGCCAGCTTATTCAGTTAGCGAAGGCGTATGGGGAGAAAAGGGTCATTAAATATCAAAAACAGGAGGAAGAGGTATGTCAAAATACGACAGGGACGCTATAGAAATATATATACTAGATCATATAGATACTGATAATTACAAAAAGCAGTTTAGATATGATAGGGAGTATCTGGCTTTTATGCTTAACGTGTTTAAGGATGAGTATAAAGAACATATCAAAAGGGATGGGATTAAGAAAGCTTTCGAGGACTACATAATGAGCGTTCCGTCTATATTCAGGATTCATATAGCGGATTGCGATATCAGGTATTTATTACGTTCATGGGAAGTGGAGTTCGATGATGATGATGATGAGATATACATCTTGTATAAAAAGATCATAAGGGAGGTCTTCTTTAAGATGTGTAATGATATGAACATTAGATTTTAGTTTGTTAATATTGTGACCATGACCTTGGCGGGGTGGAAGGATATATCATAATCGTACGTGTGCGGATATGATCCGGGGTCGGTTCCCGGCACCTTGGCATAACTTAAATGTAAGTAGTATGGAAGATAATATTTTAAAAAGAGCGGCAGCGGAATTAAAAGAAGCCGGTTGCAGGGTTTTCGCATGGCAGGATGATACTTATAATAGAGGTTGGAGTAAGGGTGATTATATAATGTTGTATTACGCCTTCCCTGATTCACCCAACATCGGGTATCTGAGTCATGGAGAATATGGAATGAGTGTAGCATATAGTAGAGCCTATATACCGAGCCGTGGAAGTGGATCGGGATGTGGTATCAAGGAGGAAGCTACGTTCGACCTTGCGACGGCATTAGACGTAATGAACGGGCCGTTACCTAGGTGGTGTAGGTCTTATGGGGTTTATCCAAAGCAGTACGATAATATTGACAAATGGTATAATAGCGATAATCATAACAAAAAATTATTTAAGGAGATTTGATATGGAGGTAAAAGATTGGGAAAATTTGGTTTTGAATACAGAAGTAGGATCACATTGTTTTGTTACGCTGATTGATGATAAGGACATCAGTAGAGGTTATGCGCAAATCAGACGTGCGGAGCATTTCGGGTATAACATCTGTTTTACAAGGTTATACGGGAATAAGTTCTATTTCGAAAAGATAGAGGAAGGACGTACGCAACAATATATCAATAGGAGGAAATAAAATGGTAATAGAGTTTGATTTCGAGATATACAAAAACGGAGATTACGATAAGGTATATCTACGTAACGGAAAAGAGGCAAGAGTATTATGTGATAATGGGAAGGGTAATAGTCCTATGGTCGTGATGATTGAGGATGATAAAGCGGATGATTATATTATTCTTCGTTATAACGAAACTGGCAGGAGGAATATCAATGGTCAATCGGGTCTCGATCTTATGTTATCGGTAAAAGAACGGGAACCAGAATTATGGGTTGTTGTCATATCTTATATGGATAATAAGGATAAGAGACAAAAGATGGTCTTACCTAATTTTTTCTCAAGGAATATAAGAGGATATATATATCTTCAAGGAAGCTCTAAATCAAGTGTATCATATTATGTTGATAAGCTAGAAGAAGATGGGTGCTTCGATGAGCTATGCGAGAAGATAAGGGTAAAGAGAGATCGCATTTATAACATGGAAATAATATCACTATCAGATGACGAGACGGCAGTTTAACCAGTTGATAAATGATCTGGACGGTAAAAACCCGTTTATCGTGTTGCATAGGGATGCCGTTGCGCCTAAATACGTGGGCGTGGAGGTCTCGAAAGAAGGAGTGGTATATAACTACTCGGTTATAAGCATAAATGACGAATATAAGCCTAAAAAGGCTCTTATTTCGAAGATATTGGGTATAGCTGATAATCTTAATGGCGATAGCGGCTTGAAAAAGGGATGATTGAGTGTATTTATGACCATAATAATAAAAGTTGTGTACTGATACGAATGGTATTGGACGGAGGATAAATATGGCAGTATGGTAATAGACAGGTTTATGTCTTAATATCATAATATTCTGCTATTATATCCTCTTTTTGGGTAAGGAGTATAATAAATAATATAAATATCTTGGATATGGGGGAAATTAACATAGGTGATAAGATCGTGAATAATAATTTTGATATGGATAAGATATGACAAGATACTTGCTTATGATGGCTATGGTGATACTGACACCGCCAAAAGGGAGCGGTGGCATGCCCCTCGCCCCGAAGCCGGCCGTGATCGAGGCACGGGTATGGGATAAGCTGGCGGCCGCCCTGTCTTTCGTGGAGTCAAGGAATGACGATCGAGCGTATAACGCCTCATCCGGGGCTTTAGGAAGATGGCAAATGAAAAGGGTATACGTTGATGAGGTTAATAGGATATTACGCCTCAAACGGCAGAAAAAGCGGTATAGATACGATGATCGAACGAATCCTGTCAAGGCTAGGGAAATGTTCGAGATATATCAATCTCATCATAATCCTAAAAAGGATATAGATCGGGCTATAAGATTGCATAGGGGATTACATTCCCCTAAATATATTAAGGAGGTTAAACGTAAATTAAGGGAATAATATGGATCGTGAGGTATTAATAAGTATCATTAATAGAGGTAGAATAAGGTTTATCCCAGTAAGAAGATGTTTCTTATGCAATGAATATGTAGGATATAAATTCGTTAGGATGTGTGATGGAAGTATGATACCGGTATTTTCTAGTGGATGTAGGTGTTGTGGCATAAATAATGGGACGCTATCAGAAAGGACTTGGGATGAGGTGCTTGATCTTGTCAAAACGGTACAAAATAAGCCTATGAATGAGAGAACGGAGGAAGATGAATTTATATTAAATAGTTTAATATAAGGAGGTATTGTATATGAAATGGGTGATAATAAAAGGCGTAAGGTATCCTATGTCCGTGGTGTCGGCATTCGCCGCATATTACGGGAACAATCCGTTTCTGAAGATACGGATAAGGAGCAAATATCACATAATTTCTTTTGATAATTTCGATTGTTTGAATATCCAGATAAGGTATTTGACTAACAACTATCCTGACTTCGTGCAGATAGGAAATTGGTATATATCCAAGAAGCAGGTGATGTCGTGGGGGCCCAAGGGGCAGGCCGTGGACGGATCGGGCTGGGTTATATCCTTCACCCTGTCCTTTGGTTTGGAGAACAGTACTCAAATTAAGTTCGACAAGGAAGAGGAGTATCAAAGAGCTTTAGATAGTTTAAATGAGAAGTTCAATGTAATATTATGAGTTGTATCATGAAAACCATGATACTTAGAGGAGTATTGAGACTGATAGCGATCAAGGCAAATGATGTTGTTTAATTAAAAAATAAATTGTTATGGGAATAAGAGAGCATTTATCGGTTTATCTAGAGAGTGGATATCTTTTTGACGATATGTCAGGAAAATTAAAGTGGTTTGAGATTGATAAAATCTTGATCAGTTTTACATATGGAGTAGTTAGATATGTAGGAACATGGGGAGGATGTAGGGCTGAGAAGACATTAGATGGGAAATTATTTTATTCGTCCGAAGAATGTTTTAAAAAGGATAAGAGCATCCCTAAGACAAAACTATCAATATATGATGTTTTTAAGTCATTATACGGATTCGCTCCAATAGGTGATGTGTGGAAATACAAAAACGGAAGAGCTGTCAAGTGTAAGTTGGAATGTTTTGATGTTGAAATAGATAATAAAGGAAAAATTTATTGTAAGGAAACATATTACAGAACATGTGAAGATGTGTATAAATTCAATGACTTAACTGTAGTTGACAAGAATGGAGACATGAGATTAGTAAAATCTTCAAAAAGTAAATTAATGCTTACTAATGATCAATTAGATGTTGTGGAGAGAATGAAAGGCATCATTGATGACATGGTTAGGTTAAAGATGATTATGTATATTGATCAAGACTATAATCTTTGTTTTCTACCGGGAGATAAGATAGAGGACTTGACAATGGATGAGACAGATGGATTTGTGGATACCACCGGTATAGTGACATCTATAAAATCTAAGGATGTAGTGGAGTTTTATGTAGAAAATCCTTTTGTGAAGATAAAGGATGAGTAATATCTGAATCTGGATTGTGGTGGTTCGTGAGAATAGCCACAATCATATCTCTAAACGTGAACATAAGGAGGTACGTATGTCATTCGATTGACGTTAGGGATCTAGTTATATTAAAAGAGGAGGAATTATGAAAGAGATTGTATTAAAAGTGTATAAGTTTGATGAGCTGTCAAAAGATTCACAAGAAAGGATCATAGAGCGTGAGCGCTGGAATATAATGGATTGTTGCATGGAAGCTTATGGTGATGATTATATAAGCACCATGAAGTCTTTTGGGGATCTGACAAATACTGAGGCTTATGGCTGGGAAGTTGGATATACGAGGTATGATTTTAGATTCAAATTCAAGTACAATGATCCTATATGCTGTCATCCAACTGATTATGATAAGGATATATATCCTAATAACCTATGTGGCAAATTACTGTTCAGGTATATCAACAACAACATTATGCCACGTATTATCAAGGGCAGGTATTTCTCCACGCCAGGTAAATATATTGATGGGAAATACGAGTACAAGCACAAATATAGTAGGGTGATGTTTGACTATGGGAATAATTACCCATTGACAGGGATGTGTTATGATTTATATATCTTGAAACCGATAATTGATTATTACAATGCATGGTGTACTTATCCGGAAGATTTTTCTTTGGAGGATTTGATAGAGCAATGTTATGATAACTTCTTCAAGTCATGGCATGAGGAGTACGAGTATTGGGCTGATAATGAAGATGCGATACGTGAGGAGCTTCGTTACAATCAGTATGAGGATCGACTTTATTATGAAAATGGAGATGTTTATGTTGGATCATTAAATGAAATAGTATGAAAACACAAGAAGAATATGCCCGTGAGATTGACGAGATTGTTCGCCGTGATGTAGAGAGTTGCCAGATTGACTGGTTTAAGATTGATAAGGAAATATTCATGCTTCCGGAAAACAAGAACAAGACATTTATTCTCGGAACACGAAAGACAGGATGTGATTTGTTGATACTGGGAGGCACTAATTGTGATGAAAGTTATTTGGATGGGGTTTTTGGGTGTCTTGGTAATGAGAAATTCTATGTTTGCCAGCCAATATCTCTTTATGAGACAACACGAAATATCCAGGAAAGACCTGCCTTGTACGCTTTTAAAATAGCGACCGAGTATTTCAGGGCGCATGGAATGGTTCCCGTATTTGAAAATTCACATTGTAAATTGATGAAGTTATGAATATAGAGATAAGGTGATTATATACCAATTTACACCAAAAGCGTAAAACAATATACATTTGTACGAAACATCATACTGGGTATCACCAATACCCTCTACCGGTTGCTCAAAAGTGAGATCACCGGATTCTTTTACTTAACAAAACGTTTTTGATTTTACTTACCCAACGAATATTTTTTTAGGGTAAAACCTTATATCAAAGACCTCTTTTACCCAATCGTCTTGTCCGAAACAAGGGACTATGTGATTCGATTGGGTGAAACAAAGTTAGAAAAGAAGAATATGAAATTAAATAACATCTGTATGTTTTATAACATATCTGGTGTAAAATAGTATATAATCGCCAGAGATAATAAGATACAGGCTTCCGATTTATTGGGCTTGCCCGTTAATCGATGATGATTACGCTGGATTAACGGATAAAGAATGTGAGGAAATCAAACACTTCTTGGAAGCAGCAGAAGGTTATCCGGTAGATGTAGATTGGGAAACACAAGGATTCTACAGTTATAATGACGCAGGAACACTCCCCGGAGAATGTGCGGATTTTATTTTTCACAAGTATAATGATTAAACTAAAATGATATGGAAACTGCAAACAAACTAATTTATAAGCAAACAAATTATTTTAAAGAAGACGGAGAGGAATATAGAATAATAGTCACTATATCTTTAGATGATGATTGTCATAACAATATGTGCGACTGGAGCATAACTGCCGATATCAGACAAAAAAACAAATATGGACGATATGAGGAGTATATGGGAGGTTGCTGTCACGATGAAATTGCGGAGTATGTTCCAGAATTGGCAAAATTCATACCATTACATTGCTGTAACCATTATGGTGCTCCTATGTATCCGGTGGGAAATGGCACGTATCACATAAAGAATAGCGATAAGTCTGTGGCTATTGAATATTTACGTATATCAGACAAGGAATATTCCAAATTATCTGAAGCGGTGGACGATAAGATGTATTTCAAGTATCTGCTTTTCAATCTGGGAATTGTGGATAGATGGGAACATGAATCAGACGAGCTTCTTGTTGAACTTGAAAACCTGTGTGGCAAGAAATGGGTAAATCCGTATACGCCGGAAAAGGAAAGGTTTACTTTGACATTAACGGACGAGGAACATTTGCTTATTGAAGAGCGCATTAAAGCCGGGTATTATTCCGCAGAAAATATCGAAAAACGTAGGGAAGAGGCTCATAAGACAAAGATGTTGAAAAAGCGTGCTGAAATTTGTGAGCAATACGATAAGATAATCAGGAAAGCGGAAACAGATAAAAAGATAATGCTCTGTGTATTTGATTATGGATTGTTAACCGATAATGTGATATATTATAATCACACGAACACTTTATCTTTCAACTGGCGTGATTATGGAGAAAAGATCACACAAGAAAAGTTTGATGATTTCGTGAATAACGTGGATCGATCCCAACTTCCGGAAGGAATTAAATTTGAGATCAGAAAATGAACAAGATTATAGAAGATTACAAAAAGATAGTTGCCGGCAACAAAGCCGGCAAAAACATCTGCTTTATGTCAAGAGGAGAATACGCTGATCCGGAAATAGCGTACAAAGGTATCCTCATGAATTACTGGGATGTGTATGATTGTATGGATGAGGTAGAAGAACCGACAGATGATGATTGGTTGAACGCGGTAAGTAATTTATTTGACTCATATACATATGATGTTAAGAATACGGATGTTGATAAATTCAAGATGTCGGATGTAATGAACGTATATCGTATTATTAATCTGTAGTTGTATAACAAAAAAATATTGATATGAACAACTCTATGGTCGCTCACTTATGGGCAAATGAAAAGAAAGAATCCGGAAAAGGTAGTAATCTTTTCTTTGAAGGTAGAAGTATTTATTCTTATGGTTATCATTTTGAGGTTGGAAGAATCGTAAGAAATAAGTGTGGTGAAAAGGCGTATTTGCTTAACGATGAGTATTATTCTTCTTCTACCTGTAAACATCAACGTTGTGTTCGTAGTGCAATACCAACTGGTTCAAAGGTATTTTCTGTTGGATATAATATGTCTGATGATGGTAGCATGGCTTTTATCACCAGTCGATTGGAGCTTATCAAAGAGGTTATCGAGAAATACAAGAAGGTTAGAACAAGCCTGTCTTATAGAGATGTTTGGGGAGTATTTAGAAGTCTAATGGATTATATTGAGTTCTTTAATATGGGTACTCCCAAGAGCCTTCTTAAAAAGAGCGCAAACAACTGGATTGGAACTAAACATGCGTTATCTTATGAATCGGATAAGATTAAAAGTGAATATGTCCATGAGTTAAAGCGTGTGTTTGAGGTATTGCTAAATCATCAAGCGTTAGAAACTTTAGGGACGACCAATGTGATAGTAGATGAGATTTGTGGTGAAGGAACGTGGGCTAAGTATGTGGCCAGATGTCAGAGATGGAAAGATAGCCAGGCGAAAAAAGAGGCTTTAATTTTTGAAAAAAGAAGAAAAGAAAAAGAAGATCGCAAGAAAAAATTTGAAGAACAGATCGAGATGTGGAAGTCTGGCAAGATTCTGGAATTATATCTACATTATTATTATTTGGAGGATGACCAGCCTAACGTATGGCTTCGCATCAAGAATGGCATAATTGAGACTAGCAAGAATATCAAGATAGGACGAGCTGAGGCTGAGAGACTTTGGAAATTGATAAAGTCCTTCCATAATGGCAGTAAATTCCAACACGATATGGTATTGGATACAATTGGTCACAAATGGAAGATCAATAGCTATAAGAATGATATATTGGTTGCTGGATGTCACAGGATCGCATATAGCGAGATGGAAGGTGTTGCGAGACAATTAGGATGGGATTAAACAGATATCAACTAACATTTGAGAGCTATGGCGATCACTATCAGATTTACAGGAGAGACATCCAAGATGTCATGGGTGGCGTTACCGGTGAAGCCGGCGTGTATGGGTAAGGCGATCGGGGAAGCGGGGCGTCCGCTCATGCTTTGTGGTGCAAGGTTGTATATAATTACCTAAGAATGTATCCCAGAATATGAAAATAAAGGCGACCAAGTACAGAAATGATTACAGGGTATGGTTGGACTATGCAGGAGATTACAGAAACGAAAATATAGAATAACATGAAATATCAAAATTTTATGTGCCCTTATGAGCTTGCATTAAAGTTGCATGAGTTGGGTGTAAATTCAGAGTCGGAATTTTATTTTGTGAAAGAGATGAAAGGAGGGGGATCCCAAACAGAATCAGTTACACAAAATACAATGAGGTATTCATATAGAAAAGAAGGCGACCTCATACCGGCTTATATGAGTCATGAACTTGGAGAGATACTACCAAGTATGATAAATATCAGTAAATCAAAAATATGGGATGACTGGTTGCAATTGACACAATATTTCCCGAATAAGGATAGCGAATACTACGAAGCTGCCTATGTTCGTTACAATGCCTACGATTCGCCAACAGAAGTATATAGCGGATTTGGGGAAACAGAGGTGGAGTCAAGGGCGATGCTTCTCTTTGATTTGTTGGAAAAGAAGATATTGACACCTGATGGTTTGAATTTAAAGGAAGTGGATAGGAGAAAGGAATATGAGAACGAATTTGAATAGTACAAGTATGAGAAACACATGTCCAGAATTCCCGCTTTTCGGTGCGAATTATCCAGACGCGACTTGCATAGATGGCATATTGTATGATCTGGATAATGTAGGTGATGATGGTGTTCTAATCAAGCCATTGGAAGAGATTCCATGCCCATTCTGCCGAACAGAGGAGTTTATCAGATACGATCCATTCAATAAAGAGTATAGCATGGATAGTGAAGAGGATATAAGAGATTGGTATATGAGCTATATTAATGAAATGAGAAATAAGTATGGGGGAAAATAAGAAGAAACAAACACCATGCCGGAACTTGAAAGATTGGCATACGAACAAATGAAGGAGGTAAACGATGGAGACAGTAAGATTATCAGATTACTCTTCTTATGATAAAAACAAGGGAGGAATACAAAAATTGCGTCACAAATTCAGGAATCAAATACTTGAATATTGGGGAGAAGATACCGGGATCCTAATAGGAACAACCATGGTATATGAAAGACATTTGTGGAACGAGGAAGTTAAAGTAATATGATTATGGATGATAATAAGATAATAGAAGCGGCTAAGTTAATAGCCAACTCCTCAGCGGCCTTGATCGAGGCTATGGGGATGATGAGCGAAAATATCGAGAGAGCTAATAGGGGCGAGTCTTTGGCGTATACCGAGGAGGTCTTTAATAAAGTGATTACGGATAATGGAATAGATTATAATAGTGTTATAAGTAGAGGTTGGATATGAGAAATGGAGGAAAAAGATCATGGAGAAAGCAGTTAAAACAGATATGGAATATAGGGAGATATTAGAGAAATCATTATCAGCTATTCAATATCTAAGGATACATGGATTCTCGACATACATGGAATCGGAAGGGATTGTTAATAGAATAATGATGTTTAAGGACAAGAATGAGATGAGAGATCGAAAGATCAGATCAATTTAATAAAACTAAGGTAATCATATTAAATGGAGAATCATATGGGAGCTACAATAACCGTAATTGGATCGGAGTGGATATCATTAGATAATTCTCTACCGGAAGTACAGAAACCATGTTATTTTTTGGATAGAGAGAACATTTTTCGTGGGGTAATGGATGAGTCGGGTGACGTATATGAGATATTGGATAATGGCACCAATGATGTTGTATATCATAGCAATATAGAGGATGGATATATAGCTTTTTGGAAACAAGAATTAAAAATGATTGAGAATATGGAGGATAAGAATATTTCAGATAAGACAAGAATGAAGGGCATGAACCAAGGGATATGGCTGGCGGTTCAGGAGCTAGCCCACGACGGGCGATGGACGCAGGCCGCAGAGGAACTGGTGTCTTCTTGTGGATTGACCGAGGATGAATGTAGGAAGCTGCAAGAAGAAAGTGGATCATTCAATGATGAGATGCTTGAGTTTATTGACATAATATTTGGGCATAAAGATATGATAAGTAAAGAAAATACTATACATATAAATATTAAGCATCATGAAGTAGGGGAAATCTTTAACTATAGAGCGGGTATGTCTGAAATGACGCTAAAAGTAGTTAAGGCGAATGATGAATGTTCGGGATGTGTTTTTGAAAATAGTTTGTATAATTGTACAAGATCAAATTGCATGGAATATGAAAGAGAGGATGGGGAAAGTATTAAATACATAATAGTTAATACAAATGAATGGAGAAAATATAATACCCAAGATAACGGATAAGCGTGGGATGTCATGGAATCAACCTCATAGGAGGTACATAGAAATCGATGAAGAGTATGCCTTAATGACCAAACAAACCTTTGAGGGTCTTAGGGAATATTCATTGACAATCCCATCAGGGAAATATGAAGGGAAGATGTGGAAGGCTAATAGAGGAGGTACATGGTATCTATATTGGTATGATCATGACGATAATCCGGAGATGATCAAAATAGAACGAAGAGAAATATTGTTACTTAATTAATACAAAATAATATGGAAGATAGAGTGCAAGAGGCTAAGGAAGAAGGCATAAGACAAGGAATATGGTTATGCATACAAAGATTGGTACATATGGAGCAATACGATATGGCAAAACATTTTATAAGGTCATTTGGATTTGATAGAAATGAGTGTGAGATGCTATTGGACAAGAATGGTTCGGATGATAAAATGGAATCATTTATTATTCAGATGGTATTTAATAAAGGCGATAAGATAATCTTGGATGATATAGGATATCATAAGATAGGATCTATATTTAAATACAATATCGATTCGAAAGAAGTAGAACTGGAGGTGGTTGAATCCAGTGACGCTAGTTGTGAAGGATGCGCATTTGATAATAGTAAGAATTATTACTGTAAGGATACCCATTGTATTGATGTAGATAGGAAAGATGATATAGACGTTATATATAAAAAGGTAAAAAGATCATGAGTTTAATAGATAAATTAGAGGATTTGGTGGTTAAGGTAGACACCGAATACCAAGAGAAGATGGAGGCGGTGATCCGGGAGATAGTCCATGGGATGCCGGAAGGGAATGTACGTCATGCCGCCGAGTGTATGTGTACGGACAGGATGGGGAGCATGATGGATATCGATATTTATATATTAAAGGAAGAGGATAGACCTTACGAATGCCATTATCTAAAGGATCTGCTGGAGGATAGGGTAGCTAGAATAGCCAAAATGCATGAGGATGAAAGTTATACATACAATATGGATGATAATTATTGGTGCGCCACATGTGGATCCCATTCTCATAAAAAGGATTCCAGGACAGGGTATTGTTGGTATTGCGATACAGTTAATTGGGTTAAAGAGGATGGGAAGGATGTTGGAATATAAAAACAAGCAATTATATAACAAGGAGGAATAAACATGGGAAGAGGTGTTAATACAGGCGCCTTGTCTCCGGTCGGCGGTATCGGGGAAATACGAATGCGAGCAAACCTGCGAAAAATAGTGGCGTACAAAGATTTCGCGAAACAGATGGTCATGGCACAATACGAATGATAGAGGAGATTGGTGATTAAAACATTAAATAACATTAAACATGAAAAAGAGTAGAAAAATTGTAAAGAAAATGAGCAAGAAGAGCCTTATCAACAAGAAGGCTCTTCGGTATATTATCGCAAACAGTAATTTATGTAAACATGCGATAAGAGAATTGGAATTAGCCGGATATGGCAAAGAAGAGGACGGTCCTAACAAATGGATGCGCGAACAGGTAATAGAAGCTGTCGCGCTGTTCTCTTCTCATGGTAACAGCGGATTCTCGGCACCATTTGAAATCAATCTCGTCAAGAAACTTTGCAGTTTTGATATAATCTCTCCTTTGAGATTTGATGATGGCGAATGGGAAAAAATAGACTTAGACGGGAGTTGCCAGAATAAAAGAAAATCATCGATATTCAAAGAGCCGGACGGGAGTATCCATGATGTTGATGCATTTTCAAAAGTTCCTGTAAAAAAGTTTTTATTCGCCACTCGAACGTGGACGGAGAACATCCATAAGATAGGATGGATAGGAGGGTTGTTTGAGACGGACGAAAACGGAATACTCACTGGAAGATATTTTGGTAGATGTAATGTAAAAGACTATCAGAACGGATATATGCCAAAAGGCAAGAAAGAAATACCATGCAGGGAGATAGAGATATCGCCGGACAATTGGATTATGACAGTTGAATCAAACAATGAGGCTTTGATTGAATTGTCAAAGATTTATGATATAGTCTGGCGACAATGCCCTTGCTTGAAAGGCATAATGAATACCAACGTTACACCGGAACTTGAAAGATTGGCATGCGAACAAATAAAGGGATAAACAATGAATGACAAATTTGTAGACATGCCGAAATGCATGGCGGACAAATACGAAACCGCCGACTTTATTGCCAGCGATCCCGTCCAGTTCCCAAGGCGGTATTCCGGGCGGGACGCGGAGGTCAGTGGGTTCATTACTTCGTGGCTCTCGTTCGGGAATCGAAAGGCGATCATCGGGGCGGCGGAGATGAGGAAATGTCTTGATAAGATATTTGATTTGGCAATTAATGAAAGGCTTAAATAATTCAACACAAAATCATATAAGATGATAACTTCTATAAGGATAGACGACAACAAGAAGACTCCATTTAAATATATCCAAAAGATAAAAGCGTTCAAAAATGGCTCTGAGTTTATATTCAAGCCCGGCGTGAATGTGATTGTAGGCAAGAACGGGAGCGGGAAATCAACCCTCCTGAATATGATATCGAAGTACATGTTGTGCGAGAAAAAGATGTGTTCTGAATTACCGTCAGAAGCATTGTATTTCCCGGATATATTTGATGATGACAAGGTGCTTGACGGGATCAGTATTAAGTCGGATTATATCGGGAAGGTATTCCATCTCCTACAGCAAACTGAAATGAGAAAGGATGATATATTGGATAATATCAATAATTTAAGTTTGTATATGAATGGAGCATCTAGGTCCTCTGGGGAGAAGAACCTTCATGCCATGAACTCGCTTTTTGATTTTGTGTTTAACCAAGATGAGTATGCGTTTCCGATACAGAAACTTATGGAATTTAAGAAAAAGTCAAATGAGTTCTGGGCAAACAGGATCGACAATCTTTTAAAATACTACAAAGACAATCATGTGGTATTAATGGAGAAGGATTTTGAGTATACAATCCTTATGGATGAGCCGGACAGGAATTTAGATATTGACAATATCATGGATCTGTACAAGGTATTGTCATTTCATAAACCTCAAACACAAATTATAGCCGTAATTCATAACCCGGCTTTGATTTACAAGTTGAGCAAGCCGGATTGCGTGAACTTTATTGAGATGACAAAAGGGTATTTGAAGAAAATTACTGGTTTTATGAATAAAAAATAAGAAAGGAGATGAGAGAAGAATTGAGAACAATAGGATCAAAAGGACGCCATGTGTTTACAGCAACCTTTGTTAGATTTGGATTTAGGAATGGATACATTGGACCTGTAAAAACGATACTTTTACAAGATGTGACACTTGATAGCAAAATAGTATCAGATCATTTGTGGTTCGATTTAACAAAAGGATTTAGTGGTGCTAATTTATCGCCAGGCGATGTGGTTGAGTTTTGCGCAAGGGTTAGTGCTTACGAGAAAGGATACAAGGGGCACAAGGATGATGTACTTAATAGACCGATAGAAAGAGACTATCGATTATCAAAACCGACAAAAATTAAAAAGATCGGGAAGAAATTAATATTAAAAGATGAGGGGAAATAATACATGATAATTATATGCCTAAAAAATTTATAATTTATTAAAATATAATGATATGAAAATTCAAGTAGAATTAAATTTGGAAGATGTATTCGAGGAAGCTATGTACAATGAAGCGACGTTGAAAGAGGAGTTTACCAGCTCGGTCAGGTTAGCTGTAATACGTGAACTTAAAGAAAAGTTCAAGAATGAGTTGATGAGAGAAATATCCAATCCGATATCAGAGAAAATTGAGGATATAGCGAGGGAATCAATGAGCGATCTCATCGAGAACGCCAGCGAGAAGAAATATAGATTCAGGTTAGATTATATGGATGAGGAGTTGACAGTAGACGAGTTTATAAGAGGCAGGATGAAGAAAGTTGTAGACAGCAACATCGAGACAATGGTAGAATCAAAAGCCAAATCTTTTGTCAATGAGTTAAGGAAAAGGTATGATATGGCGTTCGCTGCCTTTGTCGTAGATAACATGAGAAAGCAAAATATGTTGAAGGAAGATAAGATAGCTGAGCTGTTAAAGGACAACCCAAATGAGAAATAGGGAAGATGCCAAAGGAAGACGGAGATCGGTGCTCATGACACCGCCCGTACCGGAGAAGGTCAGGGTATTATCCCCGGCATGGTATAGGGCGGCAGTGGAGTTTCAAGGTAGGCCGGAGCAGGAGCGACTAGCCTTTTGCTCGTGGTGTTGTTGTCATGGAGGGTGTAATTTGTGTATGGATATAAGCAAATACAATATAAAAGGGCTTAAGATATATGGAGGATAAGGTGATTATATACCATTTTACGATTTTAGTGTAAAATGGTATATAATCACCTAAGCGTATTAACTATTAATAATGTTTATTTAATTTAATTCAAAAACAAAATGTCTACTTTTGTAGACACATAAAAATTATATATATGGAAAAGAGTGAGTTTGTAAAGAAATTGGAGAAGATCATCGATATGGTTAAGACCGAAGATGATGGTTTCGAGTATGGTGGCAAAGTCATTTTCTATAAAGAAGATGATAGTAACTATGAAGTCTCGGTAATGAACATTGAGATGAATTTGGAAGTAGAAGCCAATGTTATGGCTGGTATGGATGATATGGATTTTACCTGCCTTATGAGTGAGGTTTATAAACAAAAGGCGGTAAAGGCTATAATGATGGAGAAGGATGACGATGAAGACAATTAATGAGATGACCGATCAGGAGATATATGATCTTACTGACGAGCAGATAGATAGATTGATCATAACAAGATGCGCTAAGGAGGGTGTTAGGTTTGTGGACGAACCTCCAGTTATGAAGACATACGACTACAAGCCTATTTCTCCATCTAATTTCTTCTACCTTTTAGAAGGATTGAGCATAGCTGTTTTTAATCAGGATGATGCTATTAAAATAGCTAAGTTCTTAAGTAAGTTTGATTTATACAAGACTACATACGATTTCACTATATCCAATGAGAAGATATATAATAAGTTGGATATAATCAATATCAAACATATTCCAATGTTTGATACAAAAGATGAGGAGTCCTACAAATCTATAAAGGACAAGAATAATAAGATTGAGGAGGAGTATAAAGATCAGGTAGATAAATACAAGAAGGATATAAAAAGAATGAGTGAAATCCATGCCGAGATCTGGTCGAAGGTAATCGATGTAAGAAATAAGATTGATCATATGAATCATCTTAGATTCCTTTTTGTAAAGGAATATCTTCCGTTGGTGGATCATGATACGAATACGGCTATGACGTTTTTTAAGAAAGCTTATGACGTGGATGATGATACGGAAAGATATATTCGTGAAGGGATAAAGGATTACCCATTGTTTAACAACAATATAGATTAATAAGATGCACAATTGGTTTAAATGTACGGTTTCTTATGAGACCGATGCCGAGAACGGCATGAAGAAGAAGGTAAAGGAAGAGTATTTAGTGGATGCCCTTTCTTATACAGAGTGTGAGGCTAAAATCATAGAGGAGATGAGACCGTTTATCTCCGGTGAGTTTAGCGTTGATATCAAACGATTCCGGATAGCGGAATTATTTGCCATGGATGGAGACCGGTTCTATAAGGTCACGGCTGATTATATTACGATAGACGAGAAATCGGGCAATGAGAAACGCAAGGCGTTTAACTACATCGTTCGGGCCAATGACCTTGATCATGCCAAAAAGAATTTCGAGGAAGGCATGAAAGGAACCATATCAGATTTCGTTGTCACTTGTATCAAGGAAGAGAAGAAACTGATGGACTTCTACGAGTTTGATGGTAAGATCAGGAATCCGGAGAAAAATGAGGATAGTAGGCAGTAAAGCTAGCTATGAGACCACATCATCCATAGCCGAGAAGTTGATGGAGATAAGTAAGATGGAGGGTACGATTTATCGTATCCTCACATTATCTAATAAGACTTATCTGGCTTCTAAGTTAGGGTATAGTAGGTCCGGGTTCTATAAAAAAATACAGAACAGGAATTTTAATATCCGGGAGCTGGCTCAGATGTTCGATACGATCATCAACTTCAAGGATCAAGATTGGACGGAGGGTAAGATCGATAGGCTTAAGAGGTATAGGGCTATGAGCCTTATGGAGTTCAATAAAAGTTATAAAAAGAAAAATGCATGAGAGGTAGGATGTTGCCGTGTGAGAGATGTGGGAGGATGGTAACTATAAGGAGTAAGGGGCTGTGTCCCGCATGCAGAGCCAAGGAACTACCGCCAAAGGAAAGGACGGCGATACGGGTGAAGGCCAAGCCGAAGGGGAAGAGCCTAGCCGTTTTCTTTGGCGCCCATGTGGCTAGGTTGAGTATGACAAGGAGATCTGCTACCGGCGCATACATACCATGCCCGGGGGTAAGCAACATATGCCACTTATACCCTAAACGGAAATATAAATCAGTTGCTGAGGATAATGATAACATTATCTACTTGACGGCTGATGAGCATACAAGATTCGATTATCTATTAGATACGATGGATTTCGGCCGGCTCTTGGACGAGTTTGGCAACGTTTGGCTGTTGGCAGCCAGAAGGATGAGGGATCTCGCACCTAAAGTCGAGGAGGATGGTAAATTAAAAACCAGATTATTATTATGGATAGAAGAAAACAAAAATTACTTTTAGCTCTTGGATACGAGGCTATAAGTGATACGATATATAAGAAAGGAATGGATATGGAAGTCATAAGCGATCAAGAATCGTTTGATGATATGAGAGTTCGTTTATCCAAAAAACATCATGTGGTTATCACGGATGATGGTGTTGTAATAGAGTTTGTTCATAATAAGTCAATGGACGAGAATGCGCCATCATATTATTGGCGATCATCATTACCAATATTAAGATCATATCATACAGATCCTAAATTTACCGCTTTCTTTGGCATATTAGACGTTTTATCAACGGTTCCGAAGGAAGATATCTATGAGGAAGAAAAACCTGTTGACGAGCCTAAGAAAGAACCTGAGGAGGAGATAGAAATTGAGTATGATCTGGAGACTGAGCAGCAGTATTATGCCGCTGAGTGGATCAAGGATATCCCGACACCAGTCTTATACAGAATGACCGTGGCTGGCAAGCGTGTTTATTATGAAATGGGAACTGATGGATACCCTATCATATATGATGGGGCTACCAATAATATTGCGAATGGGTATTGTGATACTTCCGGGGCATTAGAAAAATGGAAAAATGAGATGAGACTCAAGGGTAAGGACCCAGACGAGTACGCCGACTACCGGGCTGACTTGGGTACGATCATGCATTACTTATTTGGATTGTATCTGACGGGAGTTAAGATAAAACTGATTCCAACATGGATAAGAAAAGCTGTCAAGGAAGCTAAGTTGAGAATAGACAAGTATAGGATGGAGCGGATATTAGTGGATAATATGGATGAGTTGATAGAAGATCTAATATCATTCGCTATATTCTGTAAAGAAAGACATGTAAAACCTGTGTTGATTGAGAAGATGTTGAGGTCAAGGAGATTGAAAGTGGCTTCCTCTGTGGATGCCGTGGTGGAGATGGATAGCGAGCCGGAGATGGTGGAGATAGAGGTCGAGACAGGAGAGTTCTATAAGACTGGAGCCAAGAAAGGTCAACCTAAGACAGAGAAAAAGAAGATAAAGAGATGCAGGAGGATATTCGCTATATTGGACTTCAAATCAAACAGGAAAGGCAATTTCTATGATGAGTATGCTTTTCAGCTTGAGTTATATAGAAGAATGATACTGGAGAATTACGGGAAGATATTGGAGATAGAGGAGATCTATAACTTCGCTCCGGGTGATCCTACCGCGAAGACCAGCCGGTATAAGCTGAAGAGGCAGACCGACAACCCTATATTAAATATGGCTACAGTCGTGTATCTCCAAGGTAAGTATAAGTTCGAGAAAACCAATTATACGGTTACATCGAGAATAGGATCTTTGGATATAGAAAGTGATTTTGAATTGAATAACTTGATAAGAAAAGAATCACTGAGAGATTATATTTATCGAATCATGAGTGAGAGGATAGGATAATGGAGTTTAGGGAATTTGACAAGAGCGTTCACAGATATGAATTGGATCATAGTAAGCCAAGAAGAAAGCTGACGTGCCCGCAATGCGGCAGGGATAGATGCTTTACGCCGTACGTAGATGTAACCACCGGACAGATAGTAGGGGAGCAGTTTGGGGTATGTGATCACAAAAATAAATGTGGTTATTTTAAATATCCAACAGGCAATGAGCTTGGGAGCAATGATCTTTTTACCGATTCAAACAAAGTATTAAGGAGGTACAGACCTCCCGTGGATCCGGATATAGCCAACTGCATTCCGGTAAGCAAGATGTTTGAGACGCTTAATCCTTTCGAGACATCTGATCTTCAGGATTATCTATCCAATATATTCGGATCGTATCATACCAATAGGGCATTTAGCTTGTATAAGGTGGGGATGATGAGATTCGGGGACTGGGGTAAGTGCTGTGTGTTCTGGCAACTGGATAAGAATTGGGTGGTGCGGACCGGGAAGATAATGGACTACGGGCCTGACGGGAAGAGGGTAAAGGTTCCCATGGATCACGTATGTTGGGTGCATATACTGGACGGTCAGGATTACCTGCTTAGGCAATGCCTGTTCGGGGAGTTCCTTATCAACTTCTATCCCAATGACGCTCCGGTGTATATAGTAGAGTCAGAGAAGACGGCTGTTATCTGCAACATCGTGTACCCTAGTAGGTTGTTCATGGCCTGTGGCGGTATCCATATGTTGAAGAGGGAGATGGTAGAGACATTGGGTAGGAGGCGGATAGTCCTGTACCCGGATAAGGGCGACGCTTTCAACGAATGGAGAAAGAAGGTGGACAAGGATATGAGGGGGATGAATATAGAGATAAGTGATTTTCTAGAATCAAAACCCAATATAGATGAGGGGATGGATATAGCGGATTATTTTATAATTAAACAAATTCACAATAATGGCAAAGGTAGTTGATAATTACAAGGGATTCAAGGTGCTTGAAATAACAAGACAGGAGATGATGGATAAGCTTACCAGATATGGGTGCTTAGGTATTTGCGATATGTGTAACAGACCTACATCCGTAGGTTATTACGTGGCGGTGATCAATCAATGGATGTGCAAGGACTGTTACAATGATTTCATCAAGTCAATTGACAGGTATGAGGAGGACATGAAAATAGAAAACAAGAATTTTAATAGATTCTGCAATCTATTTAATGTTAAGATGGAGGAGACGGTATGAAAGAATTGTCTTTAGCCCAGAAAGCTATGTTAAACGGGTCCATATGCCCATACTGCAAGAACCCGTCCACTATGATAAATACGGTAGAGGGGAAGCAAGTAGGGTGCGAGAAGTGTGGGGCTTGGATGAGGTCTGATTCGATGGGTAAACCAGTAGGGAGATTGGCGAAACCAGAGCTTCTTAGGGCCATGGATATAACAGCTATTGAGATCGATAGGTTCTTGAAAGAGTCGAGTTATGAAAGGAAAAACTTTTACAAAGAGTTATCCAGTGAGCTAGGAATACCAGAAGAGCATGTGTCTCCGTATAAGATGTCCTTATTATCATTGCTTAATGTTATGAGACATATCAAGGTATATGGGAAGAACCATATACAGATACATGAGGGTACCACGATAGGTAAGGCTTGCTCTAGGCACGGAGCGGTGGCGATCGGGAGTAACGCCTGCCACGGATGCCCGGAGTTTCTGTTTCATGTGGTAGACAATACAACCAATACGGTAGTCTGTGATACAGACATGAGTTATGGAGATTATGTAGGTGAAAACAAATAAATTTGGGCAATAATATCAATAGAATAAAAAATGAAAGTAATTTTTATTCATAAGCCAACAGAATTTTATGTTGGAGGATCGGTGTACAACAAATCTTATTGCAAGGATAAGATGATAGAAAAAGGCATCAGCGAGAACCGGGCAGAGATGCTTAGTGATATAATAGGTCCATACGTATGTGTGTGGGAGATAAAGGACGGAGATGATCCTTACGAGAGCATGAGAAGCAGACTCGGAGATAAAGCCTCATATTTAGATGGAGAGGATATTATCGTAGAGGATTATAATTATGACGAGGAGGACGAGGATGGGGAGATCGACTGAATACTATAGGACACATCCGGAGGCCAGAAGAAAGAAAGCCGAGACGGATAAGAAGATCAACGCCCGCCCTGAGCAGAAAGCCAAGAGACGGGAGTTGGGTCGCAAGAACTACAAGACCGATAAGTTGAAAGGTAAAGCCTATCGGAAGGGAAAGGATTTATGCCATACGGCTAAAGGACTTAGATATAAATCAAGATCAGCTAACAGAGGGTCTAAATCCGATACGGCTGGCGATAGAAACGCAAGAGGATGAGTGAGGATAGGATATGGAGGTCATCCAAGGAGATTATCATGGATGCCTATGAGAGGATAAGAAAGTATCAGTCGGGAGAGCTTCTCCCGGCTCATACTGGATACGCTTATCTTGACAAGGCGTTGCTGGGCGGGTTCTACCCACAACATGCGGTGGCTATCGGCGCTAGGCCCGGAGTGGGCAAGTCTTATTTGGCTCAGAAGATTATGAGCAATGTAATGAATGTTAATATCAATCCCCAAGCTGATGATTATGTATGGCTCAGATGTGAATTTGAAATGAATCCAGAGGATTTGATGTTACGTTCACTATCAAAAAAAATGGGAAAGGATATACAAGATATTCTCCTTAACGAGATGTCTGATGAAGAGATAAAGGAAATGCAGAAATGTCTTAAGGAGGAAAATTCCAGCAGAATAACATACATTCCTAAACCATCGACAGTAGACGAGCTTCAGAACTTCTTATGGAATAGTTATATGCCAGCGAACAAGGATAAGAAAATGGTATTTGTATCCATAGATCATACAGCTCTTATACAAGGCACGGGTGACGCTAAGAGGAATATAGATAGTCTGATAACCATGTGTAATATAGCTAAAAGAACTTTTCCCAATATATTCTTTCTTATAATATCACAACTTAACCGTGATATTGAGGGAAGACGGGATCCTAAGGATCATATGCCAAAACAATCTGATTTCTATCAATCAGACACATTGGGGCAATTGTGTACGGCTATGGTAGCGTTGAATATCCCAAAAAGATACGGATATTCATCATACATGCAATTCCCGCAAGGCTGGTATCCTAATCTGGAACGTTTTAAGAGTGAATCAAGGCGCTCTTTCCGTGTAGATGGACTTATATTCCATCATATAGTAAAAGTCCGTCAAAGATCATTAGAGGAGATTGATGCGATACATGTAGATATTATGAAAGGATATGAGCGATATTATCCTGATGGAGGGGTGGTGCGCCAAGAAAGACCAGGAGGCTCGGATGCCCCTGTGGGTAGCGGCAAGCCGGACACGACAGTCGTTACGCTACCGCCCCCGCCTCCCAGTATTCCATTGGAGCAGCAATACATACCGCCTAGCGATGATTTTAATGTAGTACATGACGAAACACCATATTAATCATGAGACTTAGAAAGAATTATTTGCTTGTTATTATGAAAGGCATGGAGATGTTGTTAAAAGCCAACTTCTCCACCGAGAATAAGATGGGCATACGGGAAATTATATCCTATTTAAAGGAGATGTCTGAATACAGCATTAGGTATATCATCAATCGGGAACGGGAAAAGGAGATCATTAACATCTGCGAGGAGGTATCCAAAAAAGTTCAGGAGTATAAGAGGATGAACGACAACTCTATGGTATTGGAGTTGGAGAATCTGAAGCGGGAGGTTGTAGCGGTAGAGGATCTTCTTAGCTCCTACAAAGGTGTTCTTGATGCTGAGCTGGTGATAGCCGAGGATGATATCAGGATCATACGGGACAAGATCGCTATAAGCCTGAGGGAGGACGGAACATGCAAGAGCATGACTGATGCTGATAAAAGGGCTAGGGTGGATGTAAGATACGAGAGAGCGTTAGAGGATTATCGAATCCTTCTAAGATGCGCCAATACGGTTAGGGCTAAGATGTCGGTTATAGGGCATCTTAATCAATCAATAAATCAATCTATATCAGTTGGTAGGGTTGGTATGGCTAATGAATCTTATACGGTAAAGCAATATGAAAAAGGGAAAGAGATTATCGAAAGCAGACGGCCTTAGGGTGTTGACAAGGGCTTACAATCTAATAAAGAATGATAATTATACGTTTATGTGCGGAGCAATAGAAAAGGCAGCGGTTGAATTATCACTTGCTGAAAGATCATGTGTGGCGTGTTATCTTATACCAGAACTGAAGATGTTCAAACCTGTAAACAGAAAAAATGGAGATTTTTGGTTTCATTCATCAAAGAAAAACATAAGGTTACATATAATAGATACGCTAATAGATATATATAACGGAAATGATCATCCCGATATAGTCGAGAGGGTAGCCAGAAAGATTAGGTCAATATTTTAACTTATTTGCATATGTATATAAATTTTGAACAGATGATGACATCAGGATTAACGATGTCTGATGTTGGATATCTTTTGATGATCCGGCAAAAAGAAGAGATGGCTAACACCATTCCAAAGGAGAAAATAGATAGTTATAAAGCATCTGGTTATATTGAGCTTCAGAAGAATGGGAAGTGGAAGATAACGCCAAGGGGAGGATCGCTGCTGATGCTGATAGAGACACCCGGTCTGACACCGGAGGTCGAGGGGATCCGGGACCGTATCGTTGGGGTATATAACGATATGGGTAAGGATACAGGAGCTATCAAGGAGGTGGAGAAAAGGCTTATCTGGTTTGTGGCTAACACCAACTTCAAGGAAGAACCTATAGTAAGGGCTGTAATATCCCATATAGACCTTAAACGTGAATATACGATGAGGTTGGATAACTTGATATGGAAACCGTCAAATGTCTATAGCGTACATATGAGCTTATCGGAATCAACGTTATTCGATACGATCATAAAGATGTATGGCATGACATCCGATCTGTATCTTAGGGAGAATAAGAATAAGGAGCTGGCATGGTTGTTCGCCGTAAGCCGGCTTCCGGACCCCCCCAAGAGGATGGATAAGGAATATACTATTACTGGAGATGTTAAGATGGACATCGAAAGAATATCAAATATAAAAAAAGAATTAGGTAGAAGATTAAAAATGTCGATTTAAGAGTTATGAAAAGAAATCAAGTATTAGGAGTAGTAATAGACGCAATATTTGCGAAAACATCTGAGTTTGATGATATTGAAGACATAAAGGAAGATAGTAACCTATCGTCCGATATGGCTATGGATTCATTGGATCTTGTTGAAGTGATAATGGATATAGAAAAGATGACAGGTGAATACATACCAGACGAGGTGTTTCGCAATACCCCTTGCGATGAAATAACGGTAGGAAGTTTAACTGATATGTTGTATGTTTATTTTAAGGACAAATAATGGACTTTGGATATGACGATTGGGAAGAGGGGTTAGAAACCCCTCTTGTCGATGATTGCGATGACGATTATAACGAGGAGGACGAGTATGATTTCGGCTAAAGAACTAAGGATAGGAAATCTTGTAAAAGACAAGGCTGGCAATATATGGAGGGTAGGGTGCGTTACTGGTATGCGTAATGAAAGTAAGTCATTGATCCTTGAACGTGAGGTTGATGACGGGATAATGAAATGGTATTCCGGGGAAGACGATGTCATGCCTATTGAGATAGATGATAACCTGCTTAATACCATCGGGTTTAAGTGTGATAAAGGACGGGATGTATATCGAGGCTACGGAATATCTATAGAGTTTTTTGATGATGGGTATTATCTTGGGCTTAGGGATCTGGAAGACGATCTAAGCGATCCTATACATATCAAGAATCTCCACCATCTACAAAACCTGTCAATGGATTTATATGGACATGATATAGATAAAGACTTATGATTATACCGGAGAATAATTTGTTATGCAAGGTCATAAACGGAGAGAAGGTTCTTGCCGCATCCTATTCACAGATAGACACGTTCGTCCAATGTCCATACAAGTGGTATAAGACTTACGTGGAGGGTCATAGGTCTACGGAGAAGCATGAGGCTACGTCATATGGTACGGTTATCCACCAAACGATGGAGTATTTCTTCAAGAACGGATGCAGACCTTCTTATGAGGATATGAGCAAGGCATTCAACTACTACGCCGATATAGAGAAAATACCTTTTGATAGCGTTAAATCTCAGATCGAGTCCATGCAACATGCGGCTAGGCTAATAAGATGGATCGTAGGGTTGTTTGAGAAGGACGCGGCTGGCAATTACAAGAAATCGTGGTCGGATCTTACGCCAATGGAGAAAGTGATCCGGGGGTCGAGACCGGCCGGCGTGGAGGAGGACTTCGTCCTGCCTTATAAGCTACCCAAGCCCCTTACATTGGATGGTGTGACATACGATAAGGTACATATCATAGGATCAGTAGACTGGAGAGGTGAGTATAAGACAAAAGACAGAATAGCCATGTATACGATAGACTGGAAGTCTGGGAGAAAATTATTCGATAAGGATAAATTGCTTCACAATCTCCAGCATCCGATATACGCCTTTTACATACTCAGAAAATATAAGGTATTGCCGGATATGTGCAGCTATTTCTTTACCCGCATGCTGGACAATCAAAACGTGAAGGTAGATAAGGAGAAAGTAGAGAGATCGGTCAAGGAACTTAACGATATTCTCCTTGACATGTATGATTTCGAGACAAATAAAATCAATAGCTATCAAGCTCACGTTTGGGACGACGCCAAACAGGGGTATAAGTACGAGAAGCGCTACCTCATGGGACGCCAGCCGGCCTGCCTTGAACCCCGCCCCAAACCCTTGTGTTTTTGGTGTGATTTCTCGACCCACAAGCAAGGGACATGCAGATACTCATCAGATTGGGACGAGTCTAAAAGAAAGAATAAAAAAGATTAACTTCATTAAAAAGCCTAGGTAAATATCTAGGCTTTAATTATATTTGCAATACAAAAAGATCAGATCATGGAAGAGAAAGATGTATTAAATTTATTAATGTCGAGAAAAGATATCAGAAAATTGGTAGAGAAATCGAATGAATGTTATTCTAAAATGGATTTCGTGGGAGCCATGAAATACCGGAAACAGATAAAGGATATTATTGACAAGGAGTCCAGGATCATGCTAACAAGAATCGAGTCGCTTATTGAGCTAATGAACGGCTCTGGCGATGAGTATAAGTTCAAGATGTTGGTATGGCTACATTCCATGATGTGCATGGCGGATGTATTTAACGGGATATTGGAGGATTTCAAGGATGGGGTAAGGAAAGCCAATGGCAACTCTAAGTTCGTTAAGTTCGATAATCTGGATAGATTGATGACAGAATGTAAGAAAGAGATTGATTACCTGATGAAAGGCACAAGTAAATCATTCCAGATATCTTTTGCCGTAAGGAGCGATGAGATGAGGGAGATGATAGAGAATATGGTTGGGGATAATATCCGAGAAGGGTACGACATGTTCAAGGAAGAGGCTGAGATGGTGAATGAGACAGACAGGAGTAAGATAGAGGAATTTAATAAAAAACTTGACCATGATCAAATGTAATATAAAGCTAGGCGATATAGTCCATACCCAGATAGGAACAGGAGAGGTGATAGCCATAAGCAAGACCAAGGAAACTTTAATGGTGAAAATGGACGATGGTCGGGAGTGTGCGATAAGATTAGAGTACGTGAAAGACGTTTTTGATAACTACAGATCCAAATGATTTACAAATTAAGACCATATCAAGAGGAATGCGTTAAAAGTATCTCCGATTACATAAACTCCGATAGACATGATCCGGTATTGATCGTAGGTCCTGTAGGTTGCGGTAAGTCACTTCTGATAGCAGAAGCGGCTAGATTGATGGGAGATAAGACGCTGATTTTACAACCATCAAAAGAATTGCTGCAACAGAACCACGACAAGATAACGTCGTATGGCATACCGGCTACCATCTACTCCGCTTCCTGTGGCAAGAAAGAGCTATCTAACATGATATATGCCACGTTAGGATCTATCAAGAAAGTTGTTGGTCAGCTTAAGGAGATGGGAATCAGAAATGTATTGATAGATGAGGCTCATGCCGGATACAGTCCTGAGGATGGCAGTGAGTTTATGACATTCATGAATGAGCTGAAGCCGAGAAAGGTGATAGGGTTTACAGCCACGCCATGTAGACTTAAAAACATGTCGATAGGACAGACATCATATTCCCAGCTTAATTTCATCACTCGTATGAGACCGGTATATTTCAAGAACCTGATTCACGTGATACAGGTAGAGGAGATGATAAGGCAAGGATTTTGGACACCTCTTAAATATGAGACATGGGATTTCAATGGAGATGCCCTTAAACTTAATTCTAACGGCTCTGAATATACGGCTGAGTCTATTAGTGAGGCGGTGAGAAAAAATGGCTTAAACAACCTTATTTTGCGCCGATTGATGGTGTTAAAAGATATCTGTAGATCTATACTGGTGTTTATGGATTCTGTTGAGAGCTGTAATACTGCCGCCGAATGGATAAACGCCAAGATATGTGCCGGCATGGCGGAGGTGGTTCACGGAGGCACGCCAAAGAAGCAGCGGGAGGCTATAGTCGAGAGGTTCAAGTCAGGTGGAACGCAGGTGGTGTTCAACTATTCCGCCCTCGGAACCGGATTCGATCATCCGGGTCTGGATTGTGTGATAGTAGGAAGACCAACATTCTCATTCTCGTCGTTTTATCAGTGGCTTGGGAGAGCTGTCAGGATAAAGGGCGGTAAGGATAGCGCATTAGTCGTTGATTGTTGCAACAACTCGTCAAGGTTCGGCGATATAAGGAAACTTAGTATAGAGAACTACAAAGGATATGGATGGGGGATGTTTATCGGCGATAAACTAATTACCAATATCCCGATGGGGGATAAGGTAACGAAAACGGATCTGGATATCAAAGCCGCCAAGAAAGATCGAAGGAGGGGGCTGGCGCAGGGCATTACCGCCTCCCCTGTACCCGGGAGGCCGGATCATCCCCTTGGCTCTACGGTAATGACATTCGGGAAATATTGTGGATGGATGCTGCATTCGATCCCAGTATCGTACTTCAAATTCATAAACGAGACATTTGATTGGGATAATGGTCGAAACAAGGAGATAAAAGAGTACATAGATTTTTTAATCAAAAACAACAGATTATGACAGGATGTATATATCATGAGGCTGATCTTGACGGAGTAATGTCAGCGGCTATAGTAAAAAAGTATTTCAAAGGGGAAGACATTGATCTTCTTCCTTACAATTACGGCAAGGAAATACCTGACGTGAATAAATATGATAAGGTGTTTGTAGTTGACGTGTCATTTGGAAACAGAACAAGATTCCTTTTCGATGAGTGGAAGGATAAAGGTACAGATGTCATATGGATAGACCATCATAAGACAGCCATAGACGATATGAGGGATTACGAGGTAAAGGGCAAGAGGTGTATAGGGACGGCGGCCTGTGAGCTTACGTGGGAATATCTTTTCGATGACATCAAAACTCCTAATGTGGTAGAATTATTGAGTGCTTATGATGTATGGGATCACGACCGGTTCGAGTGGAGTGACGTTCTTTCATTCCAATATGGGATGAGAGGATATTGTGGTCTTGACGTGGATATGGCGGCAAGTGTCATGGACGGCGATCATGACTTCATATATGACATGATAAGGAACGGGGAGGCGATACTGGAGTATATCGTTGAGAAAAACAGAGGAGAGATGAAGATGTTCTCATTCGAGGCAGATATATTTGGATACAAGGCGATATGTATGAATACTACGGAGTTTAACTCTACTACATTTGAATCTATGTATAACCCTAAGAGACATGATCTGATGATGCCATTTTGCTGGAACGGAAGATTCTTTAGATGTTCATTCTATACCACCAAAGAGGAGGTGGATGTCTCGGCGCTGGCACATAAAGCCTATCCCGGGGGAGGAGGTCATAAGGCGGCGGCAGGCTTCCAGCTTAGCGCAGAGGATATGATGGAGTTTTTGAAAACAAAGAAAATGTTATGATTGGACTAGGATCTACCTTTATAATAATGGCGTGTTCTATCTATTTGATAGTAGAAGGAAATGAAAAGAATGATTCGACTAAATTTTATGGAGGGATAATAGCAGCGATCTTATCTATCTTTTTGATGTGTTTAGTAATACAAAATATAAAAAATACAGAAAATATGGGGAAAATATACAAATTCAAGAGACTTAACGAAATGAAGCTAGACGATTATGGCTTCGGTTTGTTCGAGTACAATGGCGCTCTTTATTTCAAGGAGGCAGATGAGGGGAAATGCTTTGATGTAAGGAGCGGGAATGAGGTTATTATCGGGAAAGATAAAATTGTAACGACCTTGGAGGATTAATCATGAGAAAACTTGACGACACCAACAGGACAAGGAAGAGGAGCGTACGGCACTCGTGGGTAAAGGCAGGCCCGGGGACCCAACGCTGCGCTATTTGCGGGATTACGAAGCGAAGCGAGTGGAGGGACGGGAAGACCTCGCATTGCGTATATCTATCATCTGGTGAGCTTTATTCCATAACAGGTGAGACACCAGAATGCAGGGATCTTAGCGAATTTTATTAATCTAAAACATGAAAATATGACATGGTATGATACTTACGAGGAAATAAAGACCAAATATCCGGATACTGTTTTTGAGGAATATTGGTTAACGAAAGATGATGCTGATAAACTAAGGAATCATGAATCAGTTAAAAAGGGATGGGCTACAATTGAAAATAATCCTGATACAAGCGGTTTTATTATATCTAGTGACAAATGTGTTATCAATGGCTTTAAAGCAGAAAAGAATGATGGGGATGAGCGAAGCATATTGCTGCATATTGGAATACTGTCTCCTTTTAATGATGATCCAGTAATAATAATAAAGCAAAAAGGAATTTAAGATGAAAGAAGAATTTAGCAAATACGACAAGGTTGTTTATGACGGTGAGGTATTTGAGGTACTTGAAACCGCCGATCGTACAGGAATGATGAAATTATGCCCATTATTTAAAGCATCATATGAATATGCTTGGGCTGACGAGGAAATGGTTGTATCATTAAACAGGGCTATTAAATTAAGGATTATTGATGAGGAAACGGTCGATAATCTTACGGATTATAGCCCTATCGGCGAGGGTCTATGTAATACCAATGAGTGGGAAACGACAGACGCACCGTTCGTCGGGAAGGACGGCAGCGGGAAGAACGACCGGGTCGACGGCAAACTCCGGTGGGACCTCCTTCCTTTGGCTGAGATAGAAGACATCGTGAGGGTATATACAGAAGGTGCCAAGAAGTACGCCGATAACTCATGGCAGGATATACCCGATGGATTCAATAGGTATTTTGCTGCGAGTCAACGTCATATAATGGAATATATGAAAGGAGAGAAATTTGACAAAGAAACTGGCTGTTATCATCTTGCATGTGCGGCATGGAATATAATAGCTATGTTATATTATGACAAACATGGGAAAGGTAAGGATATGTCTAAAAATAAGACATTTAAATTCATAGAGGAAGCATCCATAGTACATGGGAACAGATACGATTATAGCAAATCAATATATAATGGGCATGACAGAAAGTTAATTATAACATGTAAGATACATGGAGATTTTACGCAAACACCTCATAATCATCTAAACGGGCATGGGTGTCCTAAATGTAGATATGACATGAATAGAAGATTAATATGCGGAGTTGGTGTAAATGACATATATGGGAGTAAGAACGATAGAAGTTATAACACATGGTGTCATATGATAAAGAGATGCTACATGAAATCTAAAAAATTCAATGCATATAAAGATTGCTATGTATGTGATGAATGGAAAATATTCAGTAATTTTAAAAAATTTTATGATGAGAATTGTCATGATAGTACATTTCATCTTGATAAAGATATAATATTCCAAGGAAACAAAGAATACTCACCTCAAACATGCGTGTTTGTTCCCATGGAAATAAATGAATGTATAAAATCTGAATGGTCAAACAATAAGACTCTTCCACTGGGTGTTACTAAAACAAAATATGGTAAATACAGGTCAAGATGTAGAATAGAAAAAGGGGAAGGAGAGACACATATAGGTGTGTATGAAAACGAAAAAGAAGCATTTTATGCCTATAGGGAATTTAAGAAAAAAAGGCTTAAGGAAATGGCCGAAGAATATTTTAATAATGGATTAATAGACAAAAGGGTGTATGATGCCATATTGTCGTATGAGATATATCCATTTAAATATGGGGACAAGAGAAATGATGAATATGATTACACAAGTAACAAAAACAGCAAAGGGTTAATAGAATGAAAGAGTCAGGAGAAAGAGTAGTAGATGAGAGATTAAGAGCTATCAATAAAAAAACCGGTAAATACGTTGATTTAATCAAGCGCACTATTTATGATGATACTCCATTTCCGATAGTTAAGTATCTCAATTATAGTTATGATGAATTGAATTATGATTATGTAAGGTATCTGAATTTTGATATAGACATAAATTGGGAGCAGCGCAGATATCAAATCGTGAAAGATTTATTATCTAACGATTTTGATGGAAGGAAAATAGGTATGGATGAGATAGATAACGCTATATTTACAGCGGATTTAATTATTAATAGATTAAAAACTGTTTAAAATGGTAAGAATCGATTTTTTCACGAAGAAAGACGCTGAGTACAGCGATTACATGCGATATATTATCGCCAACACATTACAGGAGTATGAGGGTGAGGTTACGTTGAACCAGATCCCGGAGAACAAGGCTACGGAGGAGGAGATATCCAGATACGGTATTGAGGTATACCCTACTATCATCGTCAGTGGAGATAACATGGATGGCTTTAATAAACTTGAAGGGATGGCCAGAAAAGCTGATCTTATTAACGTCATGTCGTTATACGACAAGAAATAGGCTTATGACGATAAGGGATAAATATTTTGGTTGGAAAGATATATTCTTTGACAGGTTCGTGCATTGTTGTAATGAAAAAAGTGACCAACCACAAGGAAGTAATATACCTCTAGCCAAAATAAACTTCGATAACAAGACAGGATATGTGGAGGACGGGACTATTAATATAGCCGAGCTTCTTCAATATCTTTGGATAAATAATAAGGTCTATGGGTGTGAATATGCGCCCATAGATATATCTTCTGCCTTGCAAACATTGATCAGATTGACCGAGAACGCTAAACATATGTTTGAGGATCAACCGGGTGTATATGACATGATCCCATATAGAGGTTTTTTTCTTAGAGATGATTTTTTATCCGGGAAAGATTATTCACTTGATTTGGATAAAATAGTGAGCGGTATGGGAGGATGGTATGGGGAGGATGAGGATCCATGCTACTCGATGTTCGTCAGCCAAGACCAGATATGGAACTTGAACCCGATATTGAAGGTATTAGCTGATGAAGGGTCTATTCTAGCCAAAGAACTTGGATATGATATAAACTCATATGTCAGCGATAATGGATACACGATATACAACCCATACCTTTCATGGATCAATCATTACTATCATTATTGTCCAACATTTAACGAGGATAAATTAAAGCCTTGGGATAGGGTAGAGGATAGGGAAAATAAGTTCAAGATGACGGATAAGGTTAAGAGAGGCGCCAATAACTGGTACTATTCAGGCGGAACTATATCTTGCGTAGATAGCTTCTTGGGGAAGAAATACAGGAAGAATCTCCGAACCTTTATCTATCGTGGAATAGTATTCTTCCTTGACCGGATATGGCATACGCCTTTATTTGAGAAGATGGGTGTGAAAATGAAATACAACGCTTATTATTGTTATGCCGCTACCTCCGGTATTTGGTACAATAAAGGATTCAAGAAAAGGCTAGCCAAGAGATTTAACGAGTCTTTACGTGGCGGAGGGGATCTGTTCGGGGCTAACCTAGCCTGCATGGTCTGTGACCATAAGGATATCGATTGGGAAGCGCTTCGTCTTTGGCTTGACAAGTATGACGAGCCTAATGATAAGGGTATGGTGAATAGCCCTATCCAATTTATGTATTTATATTTATATTACTATTTTAACAAATAACTTGAAATGAAGAAGATAAATGACTGGGTTATAAGAACATTTGGGCTGAGAGGTTCATGGAGCTGGGCTAAGAAGCAGATGTTAAATGGAGCGATCATTAAACGTAAGGCCACTATAGGGACATATAAAATAGCCATTGATAATGACAAGAATAAGTTACTTATAGCTACATGGGATCATCTAGATCAAAGTCCTGTATGGGAAAGGTGTCCGCATAGTTTATTAGATGAAGATGCGGTTGATTATTTTGTCACAGCTCATAAGGAATTATCATATGGGGGCATAAAGATCAGGATGAAAGATGAATTTAATTGTATCGATAAAATGTTGAAAGCATGAAAAAGATTACCGATAAAGACGTAGAGGCTCTTAAAGCCGGAAAGAAGGTGACAAAAGGCTTTATCCATATGCAGTTGGATGATAAGGGGATATTGAACATGTGGACTGATAACAATATAACTGACAAATATAGGGACTTTGAAATAGACGTTAACAAATTGTTTGATCATGGGATTCTTACTGAAGAATATGATAAACTTAGAATTATAAACATACATCAATAAGGTAGAAGAATATGAGAAGAAGGATGATAGGCGGTCAAACCGTTTCAAACGGTATATATATCTTACATATTAATGGCAAGTTATATACTCGTGATAAATGGAATTATTCGTGGAGAAACGACGCCGTGGGAGTGGCGTTGATAAGCGACAACAGCAGCTTCGTTATTTCAGGTATTGAGATTAAGAATCGAAGCTGGTCTAATACGACTGGATTGATCCAAGGAGTGACTACAATAACATCAAGTAATGAAGCCAAAAAAGATTTTAATGGATTTCAAAACACACAAAGTATTGCGGAATATACGCATGCTAGTGCCGCTTATGAATGTACTGTTACTCAATTCAAGAACGGGCAAATGGGATATCTAGCATCAGTGGGAGAATGGATGGAGATCATAAATAATTTAGATGAGATTAACAGATGCATGTCTCTTATCGATGGATTAGATATAGACGAAGGCGCTACAAGTTATTGGACTAGCACTCAATATAATTATGAGAAAGCATGGTTAGTGACTTATAACGGGAATGAGTTTTATCCAAATGATGAGAGAAAGGGCGTTTCCTTCTATGCTATTAGAGTAATATCACAATTAATATAAAAAACAATTATGACAAAGAAACAGTTAAGAATCCCATTTAAAGATGGGAAACCATGTAAGTGGGTTAAAGATGATCATGACGAGGAACGTGATAATTATGAGTTCGAGGAATGCCTTGAGATACACGGATTCGTTCGTGGACGCTCTTCGGCTGTAATGATATTAAGACCGGCGAATGATCATGGGGAGGATTTTAATTATGCCAAAAGTGTCTATTACCAAGTATTCTTGACAGACAGTAAGGAAGTAATACAGAACATGATGCATGGAATCATATATGGTAAATGGACGTTTGTTAAGAGAGGCGAAAATTTTGGTATAAAATTGGTTAAGGTCTTACCTAAGATACATAAAATCTCCCTTGATATGATCGCAAAGGATATTTTTAGGCCTGAGAATAAATAAACAATATGAAAGTATTATCATTATTTGACGGAATATCATGTGGGTATCTAGCGTTACAAAGAGCCGGCATACCTATAGATGCTTATTACGCCTCGGAGATAGACAATACATGCATAAAGGTGAGCCAGAAGCATTTCCCTGATATTATCCGGTTAGGAGATGTCAATAACTGGAGAACATGGGATATCCCTTGGAAAGACATAGATCTGGTCATGGGAGGGTTCTGTTGCCAGAGTTTCTCTAGCTCAGGTAAGGGTAAGGGATTCATGGACGCAAGGGGGAGACTTTTCTTTTGCTTCTCGGACATCGTAAGGCATTTAAAGAAGGAGACCAAAGGTAAGATCCTGTTCTTGGGCGAGAACGTCCGGATGCGGGACGAGCATCGCCGAATGATAACGGAGGAGCTGGGCGTAGAGCCGGTGGAGATCGATAGCGCCTTGGTATCGGCGCAGACCCGGCATCGTCTTTATTGGTGTAATTGGCCAGTAGAAATGCCGAAAGACAAACATATATCGTTAGATGATGTTTTAGAGAATGATAAAGGATGGAAATCTGGGACCATAAGAGGACGTTATATATCAACTATCGTTGGTCGAAGAATAGATAGCAACGGACACCGAAAGGACTATGACAAGAACGTGAAAATCATACAATGTCTGGAAGTAAGAAAAGACAAGAATACTACCTCTATTAAGAAAAGTAATTGCCTTACAACAGTCATGAAAGATAACGTGATCTCATCACTACCTCCCGGAAGATATCCTAATGCCTTTGACATGAAAGACAAATTCAGATACCTGACCCCGGTGGAGATGTGTAGGCTACAGACATTGCCGGATGATTACCTTGATGGGATAGCCCCGAATACGGCCATGTCTTTAGCGGGAAACGGATGGACAGTGGATGTGATAGCCCATTTGCTAAGAAGCATAGAGCGTAAGCAGATGAATGATATTGTAAAGGAGTTTCGCAAGATCACTGATGAGCTTATGTTCGGATCATCAGAAACGGATACTAATGTGGCATGTGATAAACATGAGCAAAATGAAGCCATACGGAAGAGTCAAGACAGTTAAGGGTTCTTCATGGAAAAAGGATATACATCCACCAAAAGGGCACAAGAATTGGTGGGAAGACGTATGCGATCCTATACCTAGAAGTACTATGAAGCTTAAATTTAAAACAGAATTAAGGGATGATTATAAACAAGAAATGGTCAATGCCGAACAGCGAGACATTCAGCATAAAACCGATAAGAGAACTTATAGATAGATATAAAAAAGACGGAATGGTTATAGTAGATCCATTCGCCAGAAACAGCGATATAGGGACGATAACCAACGATCTTGATCCTGAGACTAAGGCTATGTATCATAAAGACGCCACGGACTTCTTGTGTCATCTTGATGATAATATAGCTGATATGGTATTATATGATCCACCATATTCTGCGAGACAGGTATCTGAGTCGTATAAAAGACTTGGAGGTGCTGTTGATATGCAAACAACGCAATCCAGCTACTGGGCTAGGCAGAAGAAGGAGATAGCTAGGATCACCAAGAAGGGCGGGGTGGTCATTACCTGCGCGTGGAACTCCGGCGGTATAGGGGCAGGGCTTGGCTTCGAGCAGCAGGAGATTCTTCTCGTGGCTCATGGGGGATGGCATAATGATACGATTGTTACTGTAGAGAAAAAGATCAAGGGTTAGATGAAAGAAAGGATATTCACCACAAAAGAACAGGGGAGGGTGCTGGTCGAGGCCGGCCTCCCTATCTCCACCGCCATCGGCTTCAGAGACAAGTACCTTGACTCATTGCATTCTATGGAGGATGACGCTGGTCGTATAGGACTGATCGAGGCCGTTACCCCGGATATATCCGACCCGGTTTGGGATGTAGGGACGTTATTGAATTTACTCCCATATGAGATAGAGGGTTGTACATTCGAATGTTATAAGCTAGAAAACGCATGGTTTGCATTATATAGGGATATAGATGATATTCCTATATATTGGAGCAAGGAGAAACATCTTATAGATGCGTTATTCTCATTGATGATGGATTTGTTTAAATTTAAATGCGGATTATATGAATCACTACATGAAACAGATAACAAGAATAAAATACAAGACAAAGAATAACCCTCCTATGGCTAATGTCCCTCTTATAGGATACAGCAAAAAATACGACTGTCAGGTAGCGTTAGTATACAGAAGAGGAGACAAGTATGATTAAATAATTACAAAATCGATAGTAATCCATTGTAAAATCATAGAATTATTTGTATATTTAATATATTAAAATGAATTGATGATGAGTCTAATAAAGCGTTCATATAAATATCGTATGTATCCGAACAAAACACAAGAAGAACTTCTTGCAAAAACATTCGGATGCGTACGTGTTGTATGGAATGCTTGTGTTGACTCATTTAACTCATACGATAAAGAAACAAACCCTAATCCGAAATTCCCGATAAAGTCGGATCTTGTTATTGAAAAACCTTGGTTAAATGAAGTATCGGCAGCCACCTTGCAGCAGAAGCAACGTGATTTTATCGAGTTCTCCAGACAATACTTCAACAAGAACAGGAAAGAAAAACTCGGTAAACCGAATTACAAAAATAAACACGACAACCAGTCGTTTAGATTGCCGTTCCCGAAGTTTAAAATCACTAACAATAAGATCCGGATCGAAAAGATCGGATGGGTTAAGATTGTTATCGATCGTAGAGTTCCAGACAACGCTCGTTTTATCTCCTGTACCGTTTCAAAGAACCGTGCTGGTCAATATTTCGTATCAGTTCTTGTAGAAACAGAACAGTGCTACAAACAGAAAACTAGCAAAACAGTCGGAGTTGATTTAGGGATCAAGACATTAGCTACATTATCTGATGGGATTGCTGTTGAGAATCCCCATTTTCTTTGTGAGAACCAAGCGAAGTTAAAAAGGATGCAACGGCATTTATCAAGAAAGAAATTAGGAAGTAATCGAAGAAACAAATGCAGGCTAAAAGTATCAAGACTTCATCGTGATATAGCCAACAAGCGTTCATGGTACATGCATAATTTGACCACGATGCTGGTAAATAATTACGATGTTATCTGTATTGAGAATCTAAATGCTTCCGGTATGCTACAGAATCACAAACTTGCCGGTTCTGTATATGATGCTTCTTTCTCGATGTTCCGTAACCAACTTGAATACAAGTGTAGGTGGTATGGTAAAGAACTGATTGTTATAGATCGTTTTTACCCATCCTCGAAAACCTGTTCAAGATGTGGTTGGAAGAATAAAGATCTGAAATTATCGGATCGAACATTTGTTTGTAAAGATTGTGGCTTGGAGATCGACAGGGATCTCAACGCCGCAATAAACATACAAGCCGTAGGAGTTGATGCGGCTATACGGACGCAGAGCAGCCGGGTTGCCAGTTGTGTTGAAGCGTCTAAAATGGAGTAGGATATCTTAGTTATTTCTATGATTTTCTATGAAATTTACAACTATGGAGTGCGATGTTGAATACAAGACATCCCCTCCAGATGAGTACGAATACGTATATCCGTGAGAATTAGAAGGGATATATTTATATTTAAGCATGATTAATATTATTTTAATATTATTCATGCTTTTATTTTTGTTTAAATCCTATCTTTGTATAAGTATTAAAAAACAGATTTTTATGAACAAATTGATCTTGAACGATATCCAAGACCTATGGAGGTGGAGGGGGAAGATAAACATTGATGACTTCAAAGAGGATCCTATGGCTGAGGATATGCCATTATATTTCCCGTGTGCCGTCGTATGGCATGTGGATTATGGTGAGCATGACGCTGATAATTATGTATGTTATGGATTTGTTTATGTAGAAGAAATATTAGGGATATGAATATTAAAAAACAGATAATTCTTGACGATAAAGACTATGAGCGATTAGTGCACGATGCTAATCTCAGTAATGATGAGATAAAAAGCAAAATCGCCAGCGCTCTAACCACCGATATAGTGGTTAGTTTCGATTTCGATGTAAATAAAAAGGTTACGGGGAATATAAGGATCGAAAGCGCCACCTATAATCTAGGATATAATGAATATGATAATATCGTAAGGGCTAGAGACAAGAATATTCACCATGCTGTTTATACAGCTATATATGATTATCTTGAGAAAATAAAGAGAGATAATAATGAGCTAAGCGCAAAAGATTGGATATTATTCACATCTATAATCTTATATATTTTCGCAATGGGATTTGCAGGTGGATGGTTGGTATTTAGTTGATTAAATCATGGATAATTTAAAAGACATACAAAATATAACCGGTCTTACATCAGAAGCTATATTCAATATACGTAAACCTGTTGATTATATGTGTAGTGATATAGATAGTCATATAAAAGATATCGAGACACAATGTGATTATATTATGGATAGGGATGAGGGAGATGTTATATACTATTCAAAATCAATTAAATCAGATGTAGATTCTTATTTCAAGGATATACGATCAAAAGTTGAGAATCTTCTTGATTGGGGAGAACAGTGGAAAGTACTGGCTAAAGATCTGTTTGATGAGTTGATGAAAGTGAATAGCAATAAGGCCATAGACAGCTATCTATCTTATGAGGCATTGGAGAAGATTAAGGAACATTTTAAAAATCAATAAATATGAGCAAGCTGTTATTTTTTGACTTAGAGACAACCGGGGTCAAATTTTGGAGAAACGGGATACACCAAATAGGAGGGATCGTGGATATCGACGGGCAGGAGGCCGAGAGGTTCGACATCCGCCTAGCCCCGAACCCGGCCGCCACGATAGAGCAGGAGGCGCTGGACGTGGCCGGCGTTACCTTGGAGCAAGTGCAGTCGTATCAGCCTATGGAAGAAGGGTACAGGCAGTTAGTTGGTATATTATCCAAATACGTGAATAAGTTCGATAAGAGGGATAAAATGTATTTAGTGGGGTATAACAACGCTGGATTCGATAACAGCTTCCTACGGGCTTTATTCCAGCAATGTGGGGATAAGTATTTCGGATCATGGTTCTATCCTAACTGTATGGATGTATATGTTATGGTGACACCATTCCTTATGGGCGTAAGAAACGATATGGAGAACTTTAAGTTGATGACCGTGGCTAAGACTATGGGTATTGAGATTGATGAGAATAAACTCCATGACGCTACTTATGATATTGAGCTGACTAGGGATATATTTTATAAGATAATCAACAAAATGGATGTCAAGCTATGAGAGATGTTCTAGAGGCCATGCATGATTACCCGGATGAGGCTCTTGGATTATTTTTCTTTTTGATAGTGATTGTCTGGTTATTGTCAGGTGTATTTGAGAAAAAAGATGGATGATAAACTCGATGAGATACTGGATCTCCTAAGATCTCAAAATGAGATGATTAAGGATATTCACGACTATGTGAAAGAAGTTACCAGCGAGAAATATATAGGGGAGTCTAGGATGACCAGCTTCTCTATCAATTTGGCCGCTGATATACTTACCGAAGCCATTAGCCCTAAGATAAAAGGGATGATGGTGGATTTATTAAGGAAACAGGGATGGAAAACCGAATGAGACATGGGAACATATGAGAAGAAGGTAAATCAGTTAAAAGATTTGATGGTAAGGAAATACAAATCGGCTTACAACAAATCCAAGGAAATGGACATAGATATAAGCTCGATGACATATCTTCCGAAACCAGACGCGTTTAACGTCATAAATATTGAAAAAATGCATGTTATTCTTGATCGGGTCAATAAGATCATAGATGATAACAAGGATAAGCTTAAGAATCCGACTTGCTCTACATGCGTACATCTGCATGATAATGAATGGGCGAAAAGATATGGCAAGGTATGTTGTTCTATTTGGCAGGTGTGTGACCATTATATAAACCCTAACAGGAAACATAATAGGAAACAAACAACATACGTAAGGCGTCCAAGCAACAAAGCTTGTCCTAATTATGAGTATGGTGATGATAATTTTGAAAACAGAAGAAGATGTAGGTGATTATATTCTATTTTACACTAAAATCGCAAAATGATATATATCTATACGGAAATCCGTATCGGGTTCCACCAAAACCCTCTACCTTCTGGTAAGGTACTTACATCGAAGGCTTCTTTTGCCGATTTTCTGATGATGTTAAATGCAGCGTTGATATCGGCGTTAATAATATTGCCGGAAGATGTCTTGAACAATCCTCGTTTGATACGTCTTCCGGCATATTCCTCATGCTTACAAATCTTCTCGTTATCCAAAAAACTACATTTTGAGGTATAGGATTCCTCAACGATCTTAACATTAACACCCTCAAGTGTAGCTTTATATGATATCATTGAGATAAATACATTAAAAGGAATAGATACAAAGTTCTGGTTGTTTCGTTTTCCGATATTGATTTCTTGTTTCCAGCATCTGTTATGACCGATTATGATCGTATTAATGCCATTAGAAACTACATGATTAATCAATACCCTACTGGCTTTATGTAGATAATCCTTGATCTTGTTATTCCTTTTGTTGGTTAACGACCTTATTTGTCTTGATACTTGTTTATTGTCTTTTAATCTTGATTTTAGATATGCTAGTCTTTTATTATAATACTGATTGATAGACTTCAGGGGTCTACCGTTGATGATAAAGCAGGAACCGGTATTTGATACACAAGATGCAAGATTGTTAAGTCCAAGATCAATACCAAGGTAATTACCGTTATCATACATAAGATCTTTCTCTTTCTTGTTATATACGATTTCAAGTATAATATATCCATTCTTAGGGACGAACCTGAGTTGTTGGATATTTTGCTTGTTGGTTCTCGTGGTGAAAGAGAATTGCTTTGGCAACTTAATAATGCCTTGCTTTATCCATTTCTGAGAAAAGGCTGTTGTTGGGAAAACGGCCATAAACATCCCGTCTTTATCAAGATACTTAGGTATTCTTACTTTCTCAGAATACTCACCTCTGTTTTTCTTGTTAAGAAGATTGAAAAAAGATTTGAAATTCCGGTCAACCATCATCAATACCTGTTGGGCTACCGGTGACGGTAAAGCACGATAATCAACGTCATCTTCTGTTCTCAACTTCTTTTCAAGAGAGTAGTAGTTGAGGTATTTATACTTAACGGTATTATCATCCTTATATTGAAAGTAATGCTGCCTAACAACATACAATCCTTTGTTGTATAAGTTTTTACACTTATGCAACAGATCTTGAATCTCATTGTAATAGATTGAGCTTTGCTTGATTATATGTTGTTCGACTAGTCTCATGGCACAAATATATAGATTATTATTTATATATAAAAATAATCTATATATTTGTAGTGTAAAGTTGTATATAATCACCAAGATGTATAAAAGAAAAGAATACCCGATAAAGAGCTATGTGCCGATGCGCACCAACAAGGATAGGACGTGTATCTGCTGTGGCGATACGATCCCAGCCGGCAGCAGCAGGATGATACCTAGACACGCCAAGGCAAATCATAGTTTATGTTTCTCGTGCTTCAGGAAATGGAGAGATACGGGAGGAGATCTTAAGCTTATGGACAACCCCGGAGATGCGAAGAAAGAATATGTCATACATATGTCTAATATCATGAAAGGGAATTGTGATATAATAAAAGGTCGAAAGCTTTACGTGGCTTTTAAAAAGGCGATAAACGGCGGAAAGAAGATCGTTATCAAATTTGACACTGATCAACCGATATCTATGTCAACAAGAGTCATGAATCCTTCATTCGGAGAGATTATGGATGAGTACGGCAAGGACATATTCCGAGGTAATCTCAAACTGGTAGATGTCCCAAAAGGAGTTAAGGACTTGATAGTTAACTATATAGAAAGATATAATTATCATAAACAACAATGAGGATAGTAAAACGTATGAACTTCAAGACATTTATATTCATGATCCTGACATTCAGGAGAGTAGATCCTATACCTAAAAATATAGGAATCATGTTAGGTGTAACATTTTGGATATCCGTAATATGGATAATATCAAATTTTACTATACTGATAGCTAAATTAATAAAGTAGGCAAAATGAAACAAGGCGATGTGATATGCGAGAATGGTATGAGGCTGCTTGTAGTATCAAGTTACGACCATAAGGAGCCATGCATGGGCTGTTTTTTCTACAAAGATGGAAAGTGTGGATCGAAAAAATTGATAAAATGTTGGGATTGTAACAAAGAATACATATTTACGGCTATAAAAAAATGAAATATTATGCAAATGAACAGATCAAACAAAATAGAAAATTTAGCAAACCGGTATGTTGAAAGACATATAAAGGATAAGCATCTAAGCAATGATACGATAAAAGAGATAAAAATAGCTTATATTATGGTTATAAAAGATTTTATAGCTATTGTCGATAAATCTACATCAATGAATGAAGATGATATAATATATGTCGTTAACAACATATCATCAATATTATATGAACCTATAGAAATCTCTAATACCGATAAAAAAATATTGGAGATAGGGATAGCGCTAGGCCTAAAGGGTGCCATATCGTGTATATTTGGTTCATTATTAAAAGATGACTGCAATATAAAAGATGAGATAATTGATATATCTAAACATGTAAAAGAAAATTTAATATCAAATAAGATAAAATGAATCACGCTAGTCTTTTCTCAGGTATAGGAGGCTTTGATCTAGCCGCAAAGGAGGTAGGATGGAACAATGTCTTTCAATGCGAGATAGATCCGTTCTGCCAAAGCGTATTAAAATATTATTTTCCAAAAACAGTATTATATGAAGATATTAAAAGAATTAATTTCACTTCATGGAAAGGGAAAATCGACGTACTTACAGGAGGATTCCCTTGTCAACCATTTAGCGTCGCTGGACAACGAAAAGGAGCGGATGATGACCGTTATCTCTGGCCGGAAATGCTTAGAGTCATACGAGAGACAAGGCCGCGCTGGGTTATTGGTGAGAATGTTGCTGGAATCACCAATATGGTTCAACCCGGTAGTGAGACTGACGTGGAAACAAAAGGGAATCAAGATGAAGAAAATTACAAGGAAACGATACTTGAGCAAGAATATATCATCAACACCATCTGCGACGATATTGAACGTGAGGGATATTCCGTCCAACCGATCATTATTCCAGCTTGCGGTGTTGGAGCGCCACACAAACGTTATAGGGTATGGTTCATTGCTTCCGACTGTTCAGACGCAAGGGTTGAAGGTTTGCGACAAGGACGGGAAGACAAGATTCATGGATTTGAGTTCACTTCCCAAACAAGGGATAAAATACGGAGACTTATTACCGACACTAGTGGCCTCAGATTACACAGGTTCTTGTACGATAAGGAAGATGACAAAAAGCAACGGAGCACCGAGAACAGACTCTTTAAGAAATATGCCTGCCGTGATTGGGATGGACGGGGATCAATTCAATGGAAGAGTTTTCCAACTCAGTCCCCTGTTTGTAGAGGAAATGATGGGCTACCCTTTAATGTGGACAACCTTACCATTCCTTACGGGAAATGGAGAAAAGAATCAATAAAGGCTTATGGTAATGCCATAGTGCCGTTGATAGCGGTGAAGATATTCGAGATGATAAATAAAATAGAAAGATATGAACAGCAAACAACTTTATAAAATAACGTTGACAAGGGAACAACTGATGCTGATGTCACGGTGCGTTGAGGATATATGTAGGTTCGCCTCCGGAGACATGAATCTTCAGCATACCACGGAAACGTTGATAGATGACATGGACAGGACGGAGTCGTTGGGGATAAGGAGCTTTATTGCAGAGAATATGATCTCGATAAGAAAAAGGCTGTTCCCTGATCTCGAAGATTTCGAATATATAGATTATCATGGAGGTAGTGCGGATAGGATCAATAGGAAAAGACTTATCGGGAATACCTACCAGATATATAGATCGATACTGCATCAGTTGGCCATTGACGAGAACTGGAATAACGTGTATAGCGGTATTACGTTACCTTCAGGTGATATGGGAACAATTAAAGTGGAGAGGATTGACGATGAAAAGAAAAATGAGGATGTTTAATAGGAATATGGCATGGAAGGCAATCCAATGAACACCGTGCCGGACGGGGCGGTAGATGTCGCCCTTACCTCGCCGCAGGGGGGAATGGATTCCCTGCTTGTGGAGATAGACCGTCAATTCTTTGATGAGATGATAAACAGATTTAATAACAATAACATTAAAACAGATAGAATATGAATAAGATTGAAGAACTGGAAAATAAGTTGAAGGAAGAAAAAAGCAAGATGCAGGCTAATCTAAAAGAGAACTATAAATGGGTTGTTGGGAAATACGTCAAATTCGATGAATCTTCTATAATGAGAATAGATAATCTACGTTATATTCCTATAAATACCATAGAAGATTATTATAAAAATGAGCTAGATCCAAATGACGCTATTTACGTAGATGGCCCTGTGGCTCATTATAATGTAGAGGACAATTATTATTCTTTGGCAAAACATAAAAACATACAGATAAAGATAAGAAATATAATAGAGCCTGATGGTGAATTTGAGAATCTGGTAGAACGGTTGTTTAATGAGGCGAAAAAGAACTTACTATGAGCCTGTTTGTATGCGCTAAATGCGGTTGTGTCGATAATACCGCCACGTCTAGTTACTGGATGTTGACAAACGAGTATATGGTGGATGAGTTTGACTATGCCAAGGAACTACAGCCGTACAAGGGTATGGGACTGTGCAGCGAATGCGGGAGGCTGGTTACCAGCCCCGACGGCCGTGATGTCGTGGTGCCCGGAAAATGGCACGGGAAGTTCCCGAAGGAGAAAGCTACCGAAGAGCAGTTAAAGAAAATAGGATATAAAAATTTGATAAGATGAATAAGACGAATAAGGCAAGAAAGGGAGAAGTTAGAATATACGGAGGAAAGACATACGTGGCTATTCCGGAGATAAAAGAAGATCATTGTGCAGGATGTTGTTTTTATAACGAGGGATGTTGTTCAATACGTGACTTTGATCATATCGATTTCCCTGATTGCCATAATAGCGGTATGATCTGGATGCAAAAAGAAATTAATATAAGCGATATCAAAGAAAAGGCTATCAAATTAGCCATAGATGCCATGAAGCCCATACCGATATGCTCATCACCATGCTACAGTATAAGTGATAACAGATCGCCGGAGGAAAAGCATGAGGAGGAGATGAGGTTTTGTAAGGATCTGAACGACCTTAGATGTGAGATGCTTATTGATATGGCTAAGAAAATAGAAGAGTATTTATTATAAGATAGGTAATTATATACCAGCTTACACCACTCCCTACCAACAACCATAAACTATATAAATATAGTGATTATATATAATTTTACACCAAAAATAGCATGTAAAAAGGTCGTATATGATACTATATTGATGATCGGGGACGATTCCGGGAAAGAAGGACAGTTCTCCGACTCCGATAAGAAGACGGCGGAGAACTTCGGATGTGAGTATATGGATGTGGATGATTTTGTGTATAAGTATAAGGGCTGATAACAGTAGAAGGATAGGGTGATAATCTCCTATCCTTCTATTATTTTAACCAAACATCTTGCCTCCGAACCAACAAAGTTTTTGCCATTTTGGGTAAAAACCTTATAATCAATATCAGCTACCTCCCTCTATCAAAATACCAATTAGCGTCCTCCCCGGACTCATCCTTATCCCTGCCTCCTAAGAAGAATCCCATCGTCATGCCGTTGGTCATCAACCAGTAGTCGGATGTCTGCTTAATATCCCTAGCCGTCTTGATATTATACCATTGCTTACCAAACGAGAACTTCATGAGCTGCCTCCATAGCTTGCTCTCGCCCTTATACACGCCGGTCTGGACGGTAGCGAACGGATCCCAGTTTCGAGGATCGGTGAGGTCGCCTAACTTCCGGGCGGTAACCAGCGGATCCTGTAGCATGTCTATGGCGTTAAGCTCCATGAACGGTGATGTCTGGGAAGCGATCTCATTGATCGTCCTGAATCCTATATAGGTAATGAACTGCCCGAACCAACTATCTTCATTATCCTCCCTGTATCCCATCAAAGCCCGTCCTATGGCTATCATGGTAGCGAATACCGCCATATTGATAATCGATCTCTTGATATTGATCTGCTCGTAGGGGGTAAGCTTATCATACTCTTCCTTAAGCACGTCATATGCCTCCCCCATCCTACCCTCGGACATCGAGCCATAGACATTTCCGGCCAATCTCCATAATGTTCTCATATATCCTTCCTCGAACTGGTTGGTCTGGAAATTGAACCCAGCTTTCTTATACGCCCGCTGCACGGCCAATATAAACCATCCACGATGAGGCAGCACCATATTAAGGATAGCGTTCCGGCTAGCCCCCACCCGGTTCTGCTCGTTCAAGGCGCCGTCGCAGATCTGCACCATACTTCTGACCCTACTAGATAATGTAGGTATGTATCGGTCTACAATGTCCTTGTTAGCCTCGTTCTTAGCCACGATCTTTCCATCCTTGACGTCTACCATGTTCCACATAGAATAATCCCTTAAACGCTCCCAATCACGTTTAGCCTCGTTAGCGGACATATTTCTGTCTTTCATCATCATCTCCTTGAAATTGGAGTATGACCAGAACTGACCCTCGTATAGGCGGGTATCATCCATGACCGAGATAATGACCTGCGGATCCAACGGGGAGTTAAGAACCTCCATCATCTTAAACGGCAGATCCCGGAATAAGGTTCTCCAGATCTTGTTATATGCCGCCGATCTTACACGGTTACGAACGTTGAATACGCCTAGGGCCTCACCGACAACATATAACTTATTGGTACGATTTATGTCCCCGATCTCAGACACGTACGTACTTAACTGTTTCTGGGCTTCTCCATAAGCGTATTTCATGGAGTCCTTGCTTATGTACTGTCCTACCATACCTTCCAAAAGGAAGTTGGCCTGCCCGGTAAGGGCACCGGTAGCCGCCACGAATGGGGAGAAGCCTAGGTTGGATTTGGATACGAATTTGGTAAACATAAGAGCCAGCTTATTAAGATCGACCTTATAATTGCCTATATTCCATTCAGTCCGCTTATTGTTTATCCTAACGTCATAGATACTGGCGTTAACCCAGTCCTGAAACATCCTATAGGCGTGAGTGGCCTCCGGGTTCTTGCCTCCGTCATATTGTGTCTCAAGCATCATGTTCCTGTATCCCATGACATCATCCAAGGCCGCCCTCTTATACTTGTAAGCGGTAGCCTGCAAGGATAACATGGAATAGGAGTACGCGAAGTCATGGGATACGTCATCGGCATTCTCTAGCTTGCTCAGATAGTACTTGGGAATCATGCGATATTTGTTATCGTTCTCATCAAGCTCTCCTAGGTCTTGTCCTTGACCGTGTATAGGATCATCCACCCTCTCGCCAACAATATCACGCACGGCGTTGCCGATGGCCGCCTTCGGGTCAACCCCGGCCTGCACCATCCTCTCCACGCCGCCCTTGGATATTTGTGGTATCTGGTAGATATTCCTGAACCGCTCATCATAGTCCTCCATAGCCTTACGGCTTATGTTAAGCAATTCCTTCCTCATCTCCCACTTATCCTTATTGATCGTAGCTTCCTCCCCTTCGTTGGTAATACCGTATTTCTTGAAAAAAGCCTCGTTCTTGTACTTATCGAACCTAGGCGTATGATACCCATAACCCAGATCAGGATTATAATTAGGATTACGGAAAGAACTCTCGGCATCGGCCTCTTCTAGCCACTGGTTATTGATCGATAAGTCAATCATATTAATATCGAACCCGAAACGGGATACGCTCTCTTCCTTTGATATACCATTTTCCATGGCATCAAAGAACTCGGATACCTTATACGTACCGTTATTTATCTTCCTAACGAAATCAGAATACCCTTTGGGAGAGTATTTTCTCATATAAGGATATAGTCGGGTTCTGGCGTACTCAATAAGTATACTATTAGCCTTACCCATAGCTATATCATTAGCCAGCTTATCACTGAAATCAGGACCGTATTTTTTTCTAAGGAACATTGTCTCCATGGATGTCCATGACGGGTTCTTCCGGGACAGCTTGGCGGCCATCCTATCTACCTGACTCCGGGAGCGGGCGGACATATGTTCCTTGGCGAATTTAAGCTCATCCATGCCCTTGTCGTACGCCATGGCGTCCCTTAAAGCGTTACGGTAGGAATCTGTAACGCCACTCTCCACCGTATCGGGCATATTCATCTCAATAGCTTCGGCGGAAGCGGCGGCGTTAATGACGCTCTTAGCCTCGGCCAGACGGTCATATAACTCGTTTATTTTCCTTAACGAGGCGGATCCACGTAACCTATCAAAATCATATTCCCCATATCTCGTGCTATCCCGGTACTGGATAAGTAAAGGTCTTAGCTGGTCATTGATCTCATTTATTGTCGCCATCGCCTCCTCTACCGCCTCTATCCTTGATGATGATGCAGATTGCTCCGTGATCTTATCAACCAGATTCTCGTAATAATCACCTTCCTCGGATCCCCACATATCCTTGGAGAAGCCAAGATGACCACCGGCTAGCAGGAACTCGAACGCCGCCTTACCGCCCTCAGACCGCTCTATCCCACGCAGTATCTCCTTAAACTCAGCGGAAGCCTTGCGACCCTCGTTGGTATTCCCGAACTCCTCTGCCCATGCCTCATCCCATGCCTTGATCTCCTCTGACATCATCAACGCCTCTGATCCCTCTTCCTTTGGCGTCCCGTCAGAATACCACTCGCTCTTGGCTATAGCCCTGTCACGAAGGATATCCAGATAAGATCTCCAAGCTATAGGGTCAGATTGGAAAGCGGCCCAATCAACCTTCTTGTTCTTAATGAACTTATCCATAGCAACATACCGGCTTCTACGGATACGAGTCATGAAATCGGACGTGGCTTGTGATACCCTGCGACCCAGCCTTTCCTCGACCTTCTTATTGACATTCTCTATCTTATCATAATACGCTTGAGCCATAGGTTTCTCACGATTCTCATCCAACCACCTATTTATCGTATCCAGATATCGTTGCTGGTCCTCGAATGTCATGGCCGAGATATCAAAATTCTGGATACTTGGCTTGAATATATGATATACTTCCTTTGTAATAGGCTTATCCCCATCATACCCTACGATATCATCACGAGTCTTGACCTTAAGCCCCTTATCAGATAAAAGTGTGTCGATAAGTTGTTTCTCGGTCTTACCCGTAACCTTTTTAAGATCATATATATCAATAATAGCTTTCGCCTGCTCTGTCCGGTATAGTAAATCGTATTTGGCGAAATCACGGGACGAGTCAAGGTAATCAGAGTTCTTACCGTTTATCTTCTGTATAAGATCCTCATTATCCCTCATTCCCCATCCACGCTCTTTCATCATCCTAGTCATCTTATTGATATTGGATACACCCTCGGTATGCGCATCACTATGAGCCTTGGCCAGACGTTGACCTAACATGCCTAAGATAGCGTTCCCGCTATGTTCTAACGTCCCGAAAAACCGAGACATGACATTGATATCCTTATAGATGTTATTCACCAACTTCTTTATCCCATTCCAGAATCTTTCCGGGATATTAAACATCCGGAGCTGTCCATCCAGCCAATCCTCGTTACGATCACTACGGAGGGCGTTTATATCGGACATAGATGTCTCAGCCATCCGCAATATATCATCCATATCCTCTACCATGCCAACTTTGTTGTTGCCATAATAATCTGCCGCCTGATTATTGACGAATCCACGAAGATTCCTGATTAACGGTACTATCTCCCCATATACGTTATCGATAACCTGTATCGTCTCATAATCCAATCCCTTGTCGCTCTTACGCAAGCTACTGGCGACCGTAACCAAATACTCTACCTCGGCCTTGGCTGTAGCTATAACGCTCTTGGTGGATAACAGATTGTTGTTTTTATTAAGCTCGCCCCCAACTTGTCTTACCTTCTCGCCTATATCACGAAGAAGGGAGATACTCTCACCGATCCTCTGGCTTTGGCTTGATCTCATCCTCTGCAATCTGGTGTATAGCCTTTCCAATGACCTACCGTTCTTGATCAACTTATTAGCCACATCAACATCCGATAATGAGTACATGAGATGACCATTATCTTTCAACAGAAGCACGTCAAAGGCGCTTGGATCATCCGCTAACGCCGACTCCTTTATCCTGTCAAGTACCTTATTTAAATCCGATCTTTGGCTGGTAAAGAAATTACGTATAGCTCGTACCATCCTGCCAAACAAAGAAAGCTGGGCGTCCTCATCCGATGCCAGATCCTCCACCGCCTGTTCCATGCCCGGAACGAACCGCTGGGCCAACGTCTTACCTAGGATCTCCCGCTTCACCATCCGGTCTAGCTCCTCTCCTTGGTACTCCTTCCCATATACCTCATAATAACGACCAGCGAATTGGTTCCATAATGAAGTTCCCTCGACAGAATCAAGTATCTCGTCAATCTCCTGCTGGTTACGATAAGTATCGATCAAGAAGTGAGCCACCTCCTCATTAAGATCCTCTACCGTAGCCCCCTCAGCCAAGGCTATCACGCCATTAGCCATATCGGATAACGCCCTAGCGGAAGGATCTACGCCATTACGCATCTTATACTTATCCATATATTCGGACATACCCATCACGCGGATACCTAATGTGGATAAGATGTTGGTTATATCGGTCCTGTTTTGAAGATCTTCCGCCTTCTCGTTCTCAATAACGCCACGGACATTGCTTCCGTACAAAGCGTTATCCTCCATCATCAACGACAAGGCTAGCTCCATGAATCCATCATACTTGTTATTAAGCTCCTCGAACCGTCCTTGCCTTAACATGCTTTTAATCTCAGACCTGCTTACCGTAACCTTCTCCCCTGATCTGGTGATAAGATCAAGATCATTACTTACCTCCGTATCAAAACCTATAGAACCCAATACGTTCATCTCAGAGGACTGACTTCCAAATCTATTCCTGAGGCTGGATAAGGCATCCATAGCGTTATAAATCTTAAGACCATCGGAGTTGCCGGCCCCGGTAAGATAATACATATCCCCCAACCTTATACGCTCACCGCTTAACATACCTTTCTTGATAAGGTAATTAACAAAGCCTCCACGGGTGCTTATATTAGAGTCTGAACTGATGCCAAGGACCGGGATGAATGACTCCTTGTTATTGAGAGTTATGGAAGAAGAGCCAAAGAAGATGTCAGCCGCACCAGACGGGACGTCGCCCTCCTCGACACTGCCGGCCAAGAACCCGACCTCGACCCGCCCGCCGGACGAGCCTTTTATGGCGTTGGCGTAAGAGTCGTGTATCTTGCCATCATCCGATCTAAAGAACAGGCGAGGCTCACCGGAATCATATACCAATCTTGAAGATGGAGGCGTATAATTCTCGATATCATTTAAAGGCAAGACATTACCAGAAAATATGATCTCACCATCTATATTTCCGCCTTTCACCCTGATATTAGGCCGTTGCCCGGCAAAAGCGCTTTCAACGGCCTTCCATAACATACGGGCTGTCTCCTTAATGTCTATATTCTCCCTGATAGCCCTTATATCATCCCATGACGCCTCTTTCAGTATCGTATCGCCAATATTATCCTCGTTTATGGAATCCAAATCCACCTCCTGTACCGTAGATGTATCTACCACCGCCATATCATTGACATCACCTACCTCTCCGGAGGTAAGATAAGCCACGACATTGTCGCTATTCCCAAGGCTTCTGGCCAACGCCGGAGCATCCATATCGCTTATGGCGGACAAGACCTTGGCTGACATAAGTTGCCCCCACTCGCTGGCGCTAAGTCTGGCGCTTATGGATCTGGCCGCCTCCTTATTCCTTGGCACGGATCTCGTCCAGTCTCCGAACTTAGACCTGAACTTATCGTTATAAATAGTCATATAAGCTTCAGCGGCCTTATTAAGGTCACTTACGGTAGCTATACCCGCTATCTTATCGAACAAGGTAGATACCTCTCCGGAAGGGGTCAAGACACGGGTTATCTTACCCTCCTTATTCCTTTTAATTACGCAACTCGACATAACTTCATGTTTTTGACAAAGATAAACAAAAAGCCCCCACAAATAAGCGGAGGCTGATATTCTTATATTCCTTATATAATTTATGGCTTAATCCGTATTCTTACTATTGATGAACTCACTAACGCAATCACCAGCAAAACCGGCTATATACGCTGCGTGCTCATCCTCTCCGACCTTAAATCCAAGCGACATATTACAAAACTGACATACACTCATGGCTACATGAAATGACTCATGGCAGGTATTTTTTATCGTTATATCATCATCGCTCGAAAAGTTCCAAAGTATAGCGAATCGACCATCATCATCCCTATCCTTTACCAAATTCACAAAAGACGCTTCCTTGTCCATATCCTCCTTATTTCCCCATTCTCCCTTATGATCCGGCTCCATGTTCTCGAAACGGTTACATAACGTCTCGTAATCCAATCCTACCGTGATAATCAACTTCAACGGATATACCACGAAATCAAATTCCTGCTCTCTCATAATTTTTTTAATTTTTCTATAACCTCAAAACACATCTTGCACTCAATCCTACGATACAACTGCCTTACGCCATCTATCGTAGTCCAATAACGATTCCCATCACGACGCAAGAACTCACTCATGACCTTAGTGTCAGCCACATCATGTAAATCGTATGAACCAAAACATAACTTACATATATCGTCAAGATCTAAATAAGTAACCTTATCATACGATATACAACGGATTTGTCTCCCATCAGAAACCTGAACATTGAAAACATTTATCTCTTCCATTTTTAATCAATTACAATTTCCTCGATTATGGAGATAGGGACATTTACGCATACCCCTATAGTTTTTAATCCGCATCCGTTACGCTTGTTCTCTTGAATCTGGTCCTCAGATAATGGAGTTTCAATACTACAATGGCTTATAGCCCACATATTATCTTCTTCAGAACCATTTTCATCTTTCTCATAAGGTCTATAAAGAATGACATCTCCCGCCTTTGCAGCAAGCATAACAATACCATGAAGATCTTTTTTGATCATACCGATTTTACCCTTATAACCATGATTCTTGATCAGGTTAACGTGATTTCTTATATCCATATCTATAAAAATATGGGATACATATCCCATCACAGATACATATCCCATTATATAAATTAGCGATGAAAAGCATGGTGATGGACATGCGCCACAAATGTAATTACAAATTTTGTAAAAACAAAACCGTTTTATGGTAAAATGTCCCGGACGAACCGCACACGATAGCGTAAGCTCTTATCGCTGCCGCTCACGCCGCCAGTGCCGAAGTACACGCTCCATCCGTAGTTGGAGCTATACTCTGAACTAGACCAATAGAGGGCGGGAATACCTTTGGAGTAATCATCATAACTATAGCCCTTGGCGTAATTATCGTCAAGAGGCTCATCTTGAACCAACATCTTGGGATATATCTCCCTGTTTATATATGTAAAACTCATAGCTTATTAATCTTGTTCTTTAACGGCGATGCTATACTTGCCTGAAGCATAACACCAGATATTTATCTCAAAAGGCTTGTTGGCCGTAGTGGTTATAGAAGTACCACTCATGCTTACATAAGCTCCAGAGTTTGGTATAGCCTGTGTAAACACAGCCGATGGGACGCACCTGATCATCAACTCCTCTCCTATCTGCATGCCTGAAGCCACGGATAGGGTGGTAGCCGCTGATAGCGTGGCCGTAATGCTTCTTTTGGAGATAGGCAAGTTAGCCAATGTCGTGACCGTATTAACCCCTATAAGCCTATTCACGGTCTTCTTATCAGCCGCCGCCATCAACCCGTTAGTAGACTCGTTGGCTACGGCGTATGTCGTGTTAGGAGGTGTAGCCCAAGTGCCATCTCCACGCATGAAACTGGATGTACTACCATTAAGCTGTCTCAACAAGCCGTTAGCTGTAGTAGAGGCCAATCCGTATGTGGTATTGGTAGGTACGACCCATGTTCCGTCACCACGAAGAAAAGACGTCTGTTTGCCCGCAGCGGGGGCTGGCACCAATCCCGCAGCACCAGCCGCTGAAGCCGTAGCTGCCTTCATATTGGCGTAAGTGGTATTAGTGTCTTTATAATAAGGGACACCACTGACAATAGGACAGGCGGTATAGCCAGAAGCGCTGGTTACCGTACTCCCGTTCTTTACCAGACCTGTAGACCCGTTAGCTCCTACAACACCATACGTCGTATTAGTGTCTGTCCAAGGCACGTTGACGAACATCTTCCCGCTACCATCCAGTTCTACCGGATAATTCTTGCCATTCTCCGTATATCCGATCATTACCAGCCCAAGGGTCGATGTACTGGCCTTGGCGTATGTGGTATTAGTAGGGACAACCCACGTGCCATCACCACGAAGAAAAGAGGTTTGTTTACCTGCGGAGGGAGCTGGCACCAATCCCGCAGCTCCAGCCGCTGACGAAGTAGCACCACGCATATTACTATAGGTGGTATTTGGAGGCGTCTGCCATGTTCCATCGCCACGAAGATACTTACCTTGCGCTCCAGCGGAAGGAGCAGGGACCAAGCCGGCCTTCCCCGCGGCGGAGGAGGTAGCCGCCCCCATATTGGAATATGTGGTGTTGGTATCCGTCCACGGAACATTCACATACATCCTGCCGCTACCGTCAAGAACAACAGGATAGTTCTTGCCATTGGCAGAGTATCCAATCTTAACAAGACCCAGATTATCGCTTGTAGCTTGGGTATAAGTCGTGTTACTGTCAGTCCAAGGGACATTGACGTACATCTTGCCATTAGCCAATAGCACAGCGTAGTTCTTTCCATTAGAAGCGTAGCCGATCTTAACCAATCCTAAGGTGTCGGCCGTGGCTTCATTATACGTTGTGTTATTATCCGTCCACGGAACGTTAACGTAAGCGTTGCCGGACGAATCCAGTTGCACCTTATAGTTCTTCCCGGAAGTCGTATATCCTACCTTAATACCGCCAAGAACGGTAGCGGAGGACGTGGGAGGGGTGAAGGTACTTGGTTTGCCCGTAACCCCGGACCAAGGCACGGAGGAAGCCTGACTGGCCGTGTAAGGCTCATACCCATCCTCACTGCTTAATTTAGACTCGTCTTTTATCAGATACATCTTACCTGTAGACGCGACCTTTACCGTATCACCGCTTTGAGCCGTAGCGGTGGTAAGGGCGAATCTAGCCGTATCATCAGCTACCACGACCAATCTCTCCAAAGCCGCCTTAGGTAACCTATCTATGCTGATGGTTCCGGATGCGATCTTAGAGGCATCAAAATTGGCCAATGTCGTGGAGATAGTTACGTTGCCTCCGAAGTCCGATGAGACACTACCGGTAACAGCCCCGGACAGCGCTATGGTCCTAGCCGCCTGTAATTTCGTGGCGGTAGGGGCATTATCCGTCTTAAGAGCATATTTGGTAAGATCAATATCATTAGCCTTATCCAAAAGCTGATCTATCTGCTTACCATTGTATTTACCTTGAAAATCTTCCATATCAAACTTATTTTTTGCTCAAATATAGTTATATACATAAATACCAAGAAATCGATGGGGGGGGGATACGGGTAAGTGTCAAAAACTGCCGTCCCCGTGCAGGAATCCGCTACGGAATATAATAGCCTTGTCTTTAAGTTTCTGGACAGATTCCCATTCCCATTCACCCTCACAAGGCTTAACGACATACTTATTCCCCCATGTCTTAAACTTCCTCTCTATAACAAACATCTCTGGGTCTTTTAAGACATGGAAGATACTTCCAACAGGGAAATACTTATCAGTTCTCAATATAACTCGATGATGTCTCTCGTCATATTCAGGATCGCCTACGATACGTGCCTTATAAAACTGGAAATCATTTAACGTCTGATCCACTGGCTCTATCCAATAATACCCCTTACCCATTGCAGTTTGTATTTAATTATCTATATTTGCGGTGTAGTAACTCATAATGTTTTAAGTGATTTTCAACCAAAGGGGAAGGGTGTCCGTGAGGATGCCTTTTTTCATTCCCGCCCTCCCTCCCTCTGAACAAAAGATCTACCTCGAACAAATGTAGCTATAATAAAGTTACGGGCAAAAAGAAACCCCATCGGTATTCTATCGCCGACAGGGTTCTTCCAACGTTGTATCAAATCATATCATCTCACTCCATTTGATTGTGTCACCGACGAAGCACCGCACCGCCAGATACCTTACGAACGCCGTCCCTTCCGGGGCGTCAGGGTCTTCCAGATAAGCCAAGACAGCCTTGACTATTTTCTGGTCGCAATCCAATACCTTAGGAAAGTAGTCGCTATAGAACATAGCGAACAGATATTGGATATCTCCCCAAGTGGCGTTATCAGGTTTCTTGGCCCCGCATTTATCGAACATCTGCTTAGCGTCCTCCATCGTCCATCTTCTCTTGGACCCATCGGCGTTAAGCATCTTATCAGCGGCCTCCCTAGCCAACTCCTTGGAAAAGTGATATCCATGGGTGTCTATATACCGCTTATAATCCGGGTCGTCAGCGTCCGCTCCTCAGTAGTAACGACTCCTACGTCCCCTGCGCATATACGGTTCGGTACCTTCGTACTCGTCACGGATGCCACGTTCACCGAACCATCCCCTGCGATACATCTCATCCTCTCGTTCATGGAGTCTCTCACGTTTCTCAAGCTCACGCTCGTCACGTTCCAGCTCCCTCTCACGTCTTTCGAGATCACGCTCACGGCGTTCTAGCTCATCCATCCTACCGTCATGCTCCTTGCCATAATGGTCATATATTCCACCACCATAACCCATGTAAGTCCCATCCGAACGTCTGCTACGTCCACGGCCGCCTCTGCGATCATAGATCTCATCATCATATTCCTCTTGGCCGTTGCCTAAATCTATAACTCTCATATTAACCTAATTTTTTAATTAACAACTCTTTTAGCTCATCGAAAGAGGATCCCATTCTATCGACTTTCTCCTCAAGATTCTTAATCTTTCGGTCTTGATCCTTAGTCTGCTTAAAAGCCGGATTGATTTCCTCAAGGATCGAATCACAAGCCTCTAGCGTTCTCCTATGCTTATCGATACTATCGAGAATATCGGAGCTAGTTCTCTTAGCGGCGTTAAGCTGGTTCATGATCGGATCGACCGAGCAGGCCAAAGTTATGTTATTGGACATAGCGACATCCCTACCCTCCGGGACGACGTAGGTCATGGAGGATCCGTTTATCTCCACGGTAAGGTCTATCACCCTATCCTGTAGTTGCTGATATTGCCCCATCTGACCCATCTGGGGTTGCTGAAACCTAGGCTCGGACACGTTAACCACATTCCCCATCCTGAACACCGGAATATCGGACGTATCCAGCGTATATACTTGAAATCCTTTCTTTAAGTCTCTAAACATATCTCGATTTTTAAGCGGGAGGGGAATACCCTCCCATTAGACATCCAATCTAACCTATTACTCGTCAACATCCGTTTCCGAAGCTGACGCAGCGGTTGTAGGCACACAGCAATCCATGAGCCTCAATACACCCCTTACCTTGTTGAAATAAACAAGGCGTTCGGTGTTGTTAACCATAGCCGCTCCGGTCACAGCCACGTTGATCGGATTCACCACAGCCACACCAGTTACCGGGCAGCATGTGTCATCGCCTACCGTGGATACAGTACTGTTCGCCGGGACAGCTATCTGCACTGGCAGCGCCTCGCCTGTCGTTGGAACCACCTGCCGGATTTTCAACAGCAGAAGGCCCTCGCATGGCAAGGACAGCCATACCCTTGGGTTGATGCCGAAGACGGTGTTGGCAGTAGTCACTACCACGTTCTTCGTGACCAACTCATAAAGAGACCCTATTTTAGAAACATAAGCCATAATAGCCTCCTTCCTTTATAGAGTTAGATAGCGGCGTTTCCGTTGTTGCAGCATCCATTGTTGCACCCACATCCGCAATTACCTCCATAAAATGCCTGACCCCATCCATAAGTCTGGTAAGGAGAGCATGAAGGATAAGCCGGCACAGGAGTAGGTCTCAACTGGCTGATTAAATTCTGAGTTTGTTGCTGAGTTAATGCTGATGCCTGATAAGCGGCTCTTTCATCACGCAAGGCGTCGATCGTATGCTGCATTTCCCTCATCTCCAATTGACAGAATTTATCATTGATCATAACATTCTGTGCATCCAGTTTTGCGGATAAGATATTGAACTGACTCGTTGCTTGCTCACGATTGTTTGTCAATCCCTGATTAATAGTGTTCTGAAGCGTGTTAGTCTGATTCAATGTCTCAAGACGATTCTCATAACCTTGATTACTGATCATCTGCTGCGTAGCGCACGCGTTTTGGTTGATCAACGAACTCAAATTGCAGCAGCAGGAGCTAATCTGGTTACCGATCTCACATCCTTGTTGCTGTACGGCGTTAATAACGGCCTGAGAAGTCATACCTACCTGACCGGCCACCCTATCAATAGCGCCTTGTACGTTACAGATAGCGTTTTGTAATTGAGAGGTAGAACAGTTAAGGGCGTTAGAGATCTGGTCGATAGCGCTTCTGTTACCTTGGATAGCCTGCATCAGTAACTCACGACCATAGTCGTTGTTCAATTGAGCCGGAAGACCGTTAGCGCAACAATCATTTCCATTGCCACCAAAACCATTTCCAAAACCACGTCCGCCCCACAACCAGAACAGGACGATGATCCATAACCACCAGCCGTTGGCTCCTCCGAACTGGTCTTGGTTGTTACGGCCGTTCATCAACGCCGCAACTAAATTCGGGTCCATCTTATTTCCACCCAAAAGGCTGGTAAACATACCCGGAATCATAGATAATAAACCGTTAGCGGCGCTACCGCTCCCGGAACCCATGCCGTCTAACAGCACGATTTTGTCTCCACTTGTACCCATGTCTATTTATTTTTGAATTAATAATAACCCCACCTGATAGCGGGCGTTACAAAGTTCAAAAATTAATAATCCTAGGATCGTGATATATGTCATCATCAAAGCACGTCATGTCATGCAATTGGTATTAATAAGAACCGGTACAAGACAAAAAATCCGGAACGTATCACTACGGCCCGGATTCATGCAAATCTATAAATTCAATGTTTCAATGCTCGAAAGAAAACGTCTCACGACGTCAAAGAGAGATTAACTACACGAAAAATCTCGCATCAACTTATTTGTATTAGCAGTGTATTCATTAACTATCTTACTGGATGAGGGATCATCCTCTATCCTTGATAGACGGTTATCGTCATTCCTTACCGTAACATCACCCATCCTTCGTACCATGTTTTCTTGATATGATGATGGATCGGAGTATATAAGATCATCGACGAACCTGTATATTGATCCATCAACCGTCTCTCCTACCTTCTCATATAGGCCAGATTGGAAAGACACGAAATCATCGTACCTCCCACGAGCCAAAAACAAGCCGTCCGGTCTCGCCTCGACACCGCCGTTGACCTCCCGGAGCAGACCCGGATTCCTTTGGTATAGATATCGATAAAAACCGACATCCATCATCCTATCCTGTCTATCCAGATAGAAAAGATCCCTCATGCTGCTGTCGCTGGACTCGATAGCCACATCAAACAGAAGATTCCTTACCTGACCATCCGGCAAAGACATCTCCATGCTTTTTAACGTACCTCTGTCATGGTGGTTCAAAGATACATTATAAAGCCCATTAAAATCAAGAAAACGCAAAACATTATTATATAAATCCGATTTTTTTAACCTTTCCTTGATCTGGATTTTCCTCAACGAGGTACAGGATTTGATAAAATCCCGATCCTTTCCCTGCCTAGCCTCGTATCTCCTGAACTCCCGATCAATATCGACATCATCCATCTTAGGGGTTACGGGATGTTGATATATCAATCTGGTAAGGATCATACTCTCCGTATTGGAAGATGAGATGTTGTCCATAACCAACTTCTTGATATTATCCTTGGCCACGCCAATATCAGATCGGGAAGCCCCTTGGGGAACCACGCCCGCCGGCAAGTACGAGGGCTGGGCTATCCCGATATCAGCTAACATCTCATAGGCCTGATCGGTGTCGGTTATCGGAGCCGTGTTATGATACGTATTCCTACCCATATGCAACATACCTCTATCATACATATCGGAAGGAGAGACCTTACCAGATCTTACGTATACCATCCTATCCCCGGTGGAATAAGTATCCTGAACCTCGTATATCGGATTCCCTTTCCCTGTTATCCTATCAAGATCGGAAATAAAGTCATCATATACCGGATCACCATTCTGTATAGAAGATAACATGACATCTAACGATGCCATAAGATCACGGATATCCTCCGGTCTGGATATAACCATCTCATCACTGATCGCCTCGCTTATATCCACGCCCATGTCGGCAAGATCCATAGCTATGTCATATAGACGTCCGGCAACATCCTTGATGTCCTTAAAATCGTCCATATTGATCATTTCCCCAACCTTATCCCTTAGACCTTTCATGTCCTTAGGCATACTGATATACGGTATGGTGCTATTGGAATATGAGTCGGTAATCGTATTCCCATCCTGATCCCTGACCTCCATACGGGTCATATTACGATATGTGTCATACATCCGATCGGCGTAATCCTGATCCTCCTGATACCGGAGCGCCAAGGAAGGGTATGGGACTGAGGCGAAAGCCTGATCGAACTCCCGGCGGTCGCTGATACCGCCTACCGCCCTCATGATCGTATCCCTTACCTCCATTGGATTCAAGACTCTTCTCTTTCCCAATGAATCATACACATCCTCATATATCATATAATCATCACCAAGGCCTGATTCGGAGGACAAGAAATATGTATCCTTCTCATTGAGATCCCCCTCAGACATAAAATCGACAATCCTCCTCATCATATCCCTTACCCGCTCATACTCCAATCGGTTAGTCATGATATTATCAATCTCATCAGCATCATACATCCCGGATCGTTCAAGATTATATCTGTTGATGAATATATCACCGCCGGAAAGGAAGTTAGATACGATCATATCGTTAAGATCATTGATATTATCAACGCCCAGGGAAGTAATGGTATTATTGATATCCTTAACCTCGTCAGCCATGAAATTACCCACAGCATAATTCTTTTGTTTGATAAAGGACATGACATCATCATACCTAGGCTCCCCATTGCTATCTAAGCCGTATTCTGATGGCATGGACATCCAATCGCCAAAGAAAGACACGAAGTCGGGGGAGTAGGCCGTACCCCAGACCGATAAGGCCTGCTTCTGGTCGCCAAGCACCTCCATCGCCCTTTGGTATAATCCGGATGGTTGGTCGTTCGGGGCAAGGACATTATCTACCCCACCCTCCTTATTTTTTATAACATAACAAGATCTACCCATAGCTAAATCGTTTTGTTACAAAGATATGAAAATCCCGCCTACTCTCACGAGCGGACGGGAGCCAAATAACAATAATAACAAACCTTATGTTTACTCTGAAAAAGTACAAATCATTTTGCCGATCCTCACGGACAGGCAAAAAACTCAATCCTAAATAACAAAAAAAATGAAACTTATCGTTTAGCGAAAATATCTTTATCTGATCTACTCAGAACCCTACCTTTCAATTCCAAGAACCTAGGCATCCATTCCCCAGATATCTTAGACACGATCCACTGGAATCCCTTAGGAGTCACATAAACAGTGTTAGTTCCATAAAACTCATCGTCATCACGATATCTGTAACGAGCATAACCACGATCTATCATCCTTTGGGATAACAACCATCTCTTACCGGTTTTGGCGAAGAACTTATTATCCTCAAGCAATATACGAAGATTCTTCTCCGCTATATCATATCCATGAGCCTCTAGCTTTTCCCGAACCTCTCTGATCAACATATCTGTCTCTTGGGCTATTTCGGCTGTCTTAGCAAATTCAACCATAGGAGCCTGTTCTTTGATAATATTATCAGATATCCTCTTAGCTTCTTCTGCCACTTTCTTGGCTTCAGCTAATGCCTTTTTCTCCTTCTCCGATTTAATTAACGCTTCTAATGCCTCTATATAATCGGATGGTAGATCTCTTCTGCTTATATCAGAATTACTCCTATTTATTGATGTATGCCCTTTCAATAAAAGTTCCTTTATTTTATCTGTACACCACAGCTTAAAATCTACACTAAGCCACTGGGCAAAATCTATAGCTATATCCTCATGCAACCATACCCCACCTCCAAAAACCGGCATTCCAGTCTTCTTTATAACTAACTGATTTTCAGATTTACCAGTTTTTCTGGTAATTGCCTTAACTAACTCATTAGTAGATACTAACGATAAATAGTCGTTTGTTCTCCTATTAAAGTATTTAGCCATCTCCGTGGCATTAACATAGGTTACATCATCAACCGTTTTAAAAGTTACATCATTACCATTGTAACTAAAAATCTCAGATAATTCACTCATGATATAAAAACAACGAGAGCCATTGGCGTCCGTTATTCCACCAATGACCCTCATCTATCGCCTACGCTTAGGCGAGTTAATATCTTCTTATGGCCCAATAACGGATGGACACCGCAAATATAAGACCTTATTTTGAAACTACAAACAAACAGGAGACATTTTTACAAAAAACGTAATCAATTATATTTGTCCATCATATAGACGAAATATAACTATATCTATCCTCCATCATCATCACCACCTTCTTGATATCAGATAAAGTTAATTTCTTTATCTCCATATTCCTACTATCCATCCTGACGAAAGAGTCCTTGAACTCCTGCTCGGTTATGGCATCCAACCTAAATAGATTGTATTTTATAAGTAACTGGGTTACGTCAAATATCAGGATATTAAGATCAATATCATCCTTCAACTCATTAAGAAGATCACGCATCATTTCCTTAATGGCGTCAGTGTCAAGTTCCAGCTTCTCGGCCTCCTTCATCAGCTTCTTGATGATACCATTGTACTCGATTATGATATTAGCGTTATCGTCATCGGTAGGTAGAAGGATATCCATCGTACATTTTATACCCACCTTATCACTAAGCCTTTTGTTGAACTCAATCATATAATCAAAAGCCTGATCCCTGCTTAAAGCGTATGTATGGTCAAGCAACTGCTTTTGTCTGTTATTGACAAAATAATGACTGGTGTATAACATCATCAAGACCTTCGCTCGCTGGATGCGTAGGTCTTGCATAATTTTCCGGTGTAAAAAAGAATCTAATTGCATGGTACAAAGAGTCCCCACCGGGGCCATCACACACCCGACAGGGACCAACTTTTAAATATCTTACTCGTCAGGTGATGGACTGACACCGCGAAGATAAGACGAATAAATTTACCTAGCAAGGATTTTCCGCTTCATTTTCCCCTGACACTACGTTCCCTTCGGAAACCAAAGACTTGTCCTCGGCAGCCTTCACAGGCGAGGCGGGCCCCGATTGGAGGTCAGACGGGTTGACGAACGGGGTCTCCGTCTCCTCGAAGAACGTCTCATCCCTCCTAATACTCATCCTAAACTTAGGAGCTATGAAAGGATCGTTATTAAGATCGATGTTGATCGTAACGTCATTCATCAAAATATCCTCCTTGGTCCTAGAATCGCCTATCCATCCTCTTACGTCAGCGGTCATAGGCATCCTGCCAGCGGCTTCCTTGACAGCCTCTAGCCGTCCCTTGATAACATCCACGTCTCCCGTCAACGGAATCATATATGTCTTATTATCCAACCCGGATCTGGCTATAGCGTTATTAAGATCCATTATATCATCAATACCTACGCCTCCGCCTAGACCCTCCATAATCCTATCAGCCATCGATCCGATCATGGATGAGAATGATGATATATCCTGATTTTTCAATCTTACGGGGTACAGGTAATTTCTTCCATTTCCTGTCTTTATAGCTACGACCGGGATACGTGAATTTTTATAATCACCATACTTATCCCTAACAATAGCCGTGCAGAACGGGAATATGTTATACTTGATATTATCCCTCATCGTAACCTCCCCATTCTCTATATATCCTACGCTCTCTACCTTGCCAACCGTCTCGTTGGTAAAGTCATTTTCGGATACCATCAACGTACCATTATCATCACTTACGCTAAAATTAGGTCTTCCCGGCAAAACACTGGTGACTGTGCCTACGAACGGTATATCAATCTCGCCAGCGACAGATCCTACATTATCCCTATACAACTCAAAGGCCATACTCCTTAAATCAGCGTTACTTCCTTTTGAGTCCGGGTCATTGGCTTTCAGTACCGAGACGAAATTGCCATCGCTATCCACGATCTTAATAACCATATTATCAACCAGATCACGATAAGCTGACTTAGTCTCATCAGAATTAGGGTCAACGGCGTTAAGGCTATTGTATTTATCATACAATTCCTTGGTATAAGGATCTAACATATCCACCTTAAACCTTACGATATTATCCTTACGGAGATTAGTTACGGCTTCCTGATTCACCGACTCGTTGTTGGATCCAAACGTATCACCCGTATAATAAGGGACAACGGATCCATCCTGCCCCTTGCGATACACCATGAACCAGTTGGAGGTCGATAAGGCGGTCTGCCTCCCCAGTATGACACCGGTAGCGTTCTCGAAAGCCTGAGCGTCATCCTCGCTTATCATCCATCTTGAATGATTTTTAGACTCGATAACGCTGAACATGTTCGTCCCGTCAGTGAAATCCATCACCACCTTATCATCCATAACATATTCACCGGGCGTGACGAGAGCCTTAAGCCCGGATCCCGCCATAAACCTGTCAAGCCTCATCCCTCCTACCTCATAATACATGACCCCACCGATCTCCCTCTTTTGAGCCATCAACACCACCGGATTCTGGGCGGCGTTGACCTCCGTCCTGCCGGTGGATGTCCCGGGTTCGCTCTCCGTGAGAACATCACCCATAGGTATAGACTTATCGTAATCCTTGACAACCATACTTCCATTATTATACAGCCTCATCCATTCCACGAATTGAAGAAGAGGATCATCAGAATAATTATTAATGATATCAATGGTCTCATTAAGTTTATCCTGATCAACTTCATTCCCGTTGTCAATATCATTCATAAGATCATTGTAAGTCTGTATAGCCCCCTTAACCTGATCCTGATCAAGACCATTAATGTTTATATCTATGATATCATCAATAGTATCTCTGATGTTATTTAAGACGTTATCGTTGGTATTTAACCTATCTATCATTGACCTAATCTTATTAAGCCTAGCTATAGGATTATCGCCAAACCCATTTACAAGATCATTGATACGATCCTTATTATTATCATATATCTGCCTCTCCCTAGGAGATAAGATATCCTCATTACCGTTCCATATCTTTATAGCTATATTATTGATTCTATCATCAGAAGGATTTATGATATCCTCATTATCAGGTACATTCTCAACGATACCGCCCTCATCAGCCTTGATGTCATTCTCCATAGATCTGGCGATCATATGATTATAGGTCTTGAACATAAATGCCTCGTCCTCTCCTATAAGACCATCTTGATAAGCCTTATCTATGGCCTGATCATTGGCATAAAGGGAATTAGCATCAGGATCATCGGTATTCCTGAAATCATACTTGCTGTCATCCTCCTCATAAGTCTTCCCCCATGCGTTCGATAATATCTTCATGAACCCGCGCTCCTGCGCCCGGATGAATCTTCTGTCACGCATACGACGAAGTGACTCGTTTATATTCTTATAAGCCACAAGATTATGACGATACTCGCTAAGCAACGCCATAGCCTCCTTATGATTATCAACCCCACGGATAGATACGGCATTCTCAAAACCGACTATAGTCTCATAAGCTGCCATAAGATCGGCGGCGCTGATCCTTGATTCATCCCTGTTTAATAACAGCTTAGATATATCTGTCTCTGAGTTAACTAACGTAGCTAATCTCCTCTCCAAAGCAATCCTATCCTCCGTCAATTTAAGAAGTCTATCATTCTCCTTGGCTAACTTGACCTTATCAGACTCAAGAGCCTCCTTAGATGTGACACTCTGCTGAAGCTTCAAAACATTCTTCTCCATTTTCTGTATATCATCTGTAAGCTTCCTGAGTTTCTCAAGATCCCTACTCGAATCAGAATTAAGACGAGAATATATATCTAAAGCAGGTCCTATATCCGTATTGTATATCCTTCCTAACTGATTAGCGATATCATCCAAGTTATCCTTAGCCTCAAGACCGTTATAAGCCATGTTGGAGATATAGGTGTTAAATGATCTATTGGATATACCATCGGTAAGGGAGTCGGCAAATCTGCTGGCCATAGTAAAATTATCAACCTTCTTATTGAACTCACTGATAAGGTTGGACTTATACTCATTTACCTGCTCATCTGTCATATTCATATCGGAGGCTATATCGCTATTAGGTATAGACTCGATGACTGTCTTGAAATTCTCCTTAGTATCATCTAACATCCCCATTTCCTGATCATAACGAAGACGGTTGAATACGGCATCACTAAAAGTCTTATCTACGATTCTAGAATTAGGTATATCGTCAGCGTTATTATCCGTACTTAAGCCTGATAATTGAGCGTTAAGAGCCATACTGCCACGAATAGCACGGATAGCGGCGGTAGTCAAGGCGTCGGCATTGGTGTTGTAGGCCTCCACCATCCCCTTGTTCCGGGACATGTCTTGGCTCCATTCCCTTATACCTCCAGCGCTCTTCCACCCCATACCGGCACCTATTATCATACCGATACCGATCTCCTTCCAGCCTTGGCTAGATCCGTATGTCTCCTTGAAACCGTTCTTTATAGCCTCCATATAACCTATATTCTGACGGATGGCCATGGGATTGTATCTTGATTCCACCCAATCCTCCGCGGACTTGCTGGACACACCTTGAAGACCTTCCTCGAACAAACCCTCAGATACCGGTCGCTTGATGATATTAAACGTATTACCAGCTATTTTCTGCCATTTCTTTGGTGTTATAGCCCTTAGCGTACCATTGTCCATTCTCTCGGCTCCTACGCCAAATATATTGCGTTTTATGAACTTGTCTACACCCAGCTCCATACCAAACATATCACCAAACATAGCTATGTTGGATAATGATAATATGCCGACGTTTGCGGCGAATACGGCGTTAGCGGCATTGGCATTGTCAGCCCTGAACCTCATAAGCTCCTCATACGGGACTTCCCTCCCGTAAGCGTTACGATAAGATTGTCTGAAGTTTTCCTCGGCCTCCATCAACATACTTCTGGCTTCCACTGAAGCTTCCCATGAGGTAGACGTACCAAGAAATAGGGCGGTATCCAGTCCCTTGCCTACCCTCTGCCCTATACGGGCGGCCCTAAGGTAAGCGCCAAATGCTTTCTTGGTGTCCGAAGCGGCCTTGCCTATCCTAGCTAAAGCCACCCCAGCCCTAGCTCCGGTACGAGCAAGGTTCATCAGACCGGCCCCGGAATATACGGCGGATGATAACATGGCGCCAACGGTAAAAGATAGACCCGAAAGGAAATCGTTAGTCCAGAAATTAGCAGTTCTAAGACTACGAAGAAATCCCATATCTCTCTCTTCTTTATCATAATAATGAGCGAGCCTATAATCTCCTCGCTTGTCCATATCATCTAACCAACGAGTAAAATCATTATTGAAAACGGATTCAAATTTACCTTTAGTGACTCCCTCGTAAATACCATAAAAAGGCTGAATAATACCTCCTATACCATACAAAGCCGTCTTATAAACAAATTTACCCAATCCCCTAAATATCTTCTCTCCTGTACCTTGATTTCTAGCCAATCTGGAATCATTATCAACGCCAGCCTGAAATGACTCGTATTTAGGTATCCAAGTTCCATCACTTAATCTAAATCTTGATTCATCAAGACCTATACGAGGACCGGACACATCAAACCTACCAGATGGGATACCATTACTAATAATACTATCCTCTGGAGTCTTAGCCCTTAAATCATCATAATAAGACGATTTAACACGTCTTTTTATTCTTTCTGATAAAGCTGGTATAGCTCTTTTAGAATCATCGGCCAAAGAATTTGGATCAAGGTTAGGTAAAGGTGGATTGTTTATATCGTCACCTAATGAACTCGGATATACACCAACCGCCCTTATCTCCATTGGATCCATAACCGGATACCCATGCTTTTGAGCTATATCCCTACCATCGGGTAAATTATTATTGCTCGTTTCCATTCCTCTTTTTATTTATAATATCCATTACCGGTAACATAATATTATACAGATCCTCATTAATATCCTTCCTTCCAAAAGAACTATTCACAGAATTAGCCTCTTTAGTCATAGCCTCTTTAAGAGCCTCCACCAAATAAGCCTGAGGAGCTATATTCATAACCTTAGCTATATTATCAGCGTAATCAACACCTTCTTTATCTATAGTATATAAAGGGCTGTTAGAAGGATCACCTCCATAACCTTTCTTATATATCTTAATCTCTACACCATGCCGTCCATACCCTCGATCATATCCCTCAGCCCTGACCTCATAATTGCTAGATCCATCTATAACCGCAGATATTATCATAGACATATCATTATGATAATCATCCGGGAACAAAGGCAAAACAAATGAGCGTATATCATCTTTAGCGTTATCAGCCGTAGCGTAAGAACCAAGACCTAAATCGGCTACCGATCTCCCATAAGCCTTGTCGGAGGCAGAAGAAAACCCTGCCCCAGACACCCTCGACTTGTATGAGACTGACGGGATATTTCTTGACTTAGTATAGGTAGTAAATCCTATCCCTGCCAAATCCTGTTCTGATACTTGAACCCGTTGAGTCTTATCCTCTCCTGCATCAGCTATTATCCACCAATTATTATCATCATCCTGTTCAACAGACAATGTATGAGACCCTTCTTTTTTATCTAATTTCAATCCGGATTTATTAGCTAAACTATATATACTATTATATAATCTAAATTCCTCAGAATTGGATTTTGCCCTCTCATTAAAAGTCCATCCCTTTCTTCCGAACTCATCATACCTAGATTCTATATACCTATTATAAGCATCATCCATATCGTCAAGAACCCTGTTGATAGGACCTGAATTAGACCATTTATGAGCAAATGGAGAACCCATTTCTCTATTTATATTTCTTAACGTGATATAAGCCAAATTAGCCTTATCTTTATCTCCATCAAACCTAACTAACAGCCTATCCCATGTCTTATTATCAGTAATATTATCCTTCAATGCAGCATCTAATTCATCCACGGTAAGATCTGTACCCAAAGATTCATTTATCTCATCTAATATCAATTCAGCCTTACCCACGTCTATAACACTCCTTCCTTCTATCAATCTGCCTTGACCAGAAGGATCGTAAGACGGTCCTATAACATCTGAGACAGTATCGACCAATCTTGACATCAAAGAAGAGACTTTAGCGGCAGTAAAAGGATTGACGGATTTACCACCCATACGAACAGATGATAATCTAGACATATCACCTACATTGACATTCTCTCCATTATCTAGATAAATATCCATGCCAGGGTTATTTGATATTTCCTCCATAATGGCGTTATCAAGATTCTGAGACACTTTTTTCTTGGCATCCATAGCTCCGTCATAAATGGAATAATATGAATTTCTTTGGTCATACGCCTCTGCAAGATCCTCATAAGCCTTCTTCGCCTTATCAGTCTTCAAACCATCATACTTAGCTCCATTATTATTCATAATGAATTTCATGACGGCATCTTGATGTGACATACCCTTAAAATCATCGGGGTTATTATCTATATAAGCATTTATATTAGACATCACATTGTCACCTATAGCATTTGCCAAAACATCAAATTTAACTTTTATACTCTCCCTGTTAGAAGCGATATTATCCATCAACCTTGTTGATGGTTTTACCTTTTCTTGCGCAATAGGGACAGTATACGATGTTCCTGGAACACCAGTAGATACCGACCCTTTCATTCCACTTCCTCCTCCACCTATAGCCCTAGCCCATGCAGCATCAGCCTTTGATTGTTCTATCTTAAGCCTTTCCTTATCCATTTTTTGATCCCACACGAACTTGGCATTGCGAGCTAATCTCTCATCTTCTTTATAGTAATAATCATCAGCCTTGCGGATGACAGATGAATTATTATAAGACCATCTCATAGCTGCCCCCCTAAGAAACTCCTGTTGAACCATAAAGGCCCCCGCTCTTTCTGCATCATAATTAGGTCCTATAAACGAATTAGCCTCATCTATGAAAGTCTGTTTCTGATTACGTAAATCAGCCAAACTAGTCTCAAGCATTAATTTACGATTAGCATCATTACCAACACCCCCTAATTCCGCCTTTATAGCTTTTTCCTTAGCATCAAAATCATTCACATATTGTTGAATAAAAGCAGAGGTAGATTGTTGATTGAACATATGAGGATTGGTAAGAGCCATGTATTGACCTTCCAATTGTATTTGAGCCTTAGCGTTTTGGGACATACTGGATGCTATAATATTCCTTATCTCAGAATACCCCATCTCATCAATTGTCTTTTCAATAATCTCTCCCGTTCTTTCGCCCTTATCATTGAGAACCGGGATCTGTATTTTCTGACCCTTATGCTTGGTCAAAAAATCCTTCACCTTACCATCTATCTCAGCGTTATAATCCGTATATGGAGTGTAATGAAGAGGTTCTAATCTAGTTCCTACCTGACCATCATTCAACCATTTATAATAAGGCATAAGAGCCATTGATTCATTTATGGGACTATACATCTTAGGATTATTCAGCTTCATATCCTCTAATTTAGTAGATAGTTCCCTAAACTCACGCGTTCCAGCGATGGCGTTCAATACACGGGTATCTAAAGCCTCTCCAAGACGAGCCTGTATGCTTCTGGCTATACCATCAGAAGCCAGATTGGATTTACGATACACGTTATTCACGTCCTGTATCAATCCATTTAACATATTCTGAAGATATTCCCTATCCTGAGGTTTAGCTATATCAGAATTGATAATATAATCAGCATACTCGTTTATAGCCTGCCGATTCGTATCTATTTTCTGTTGCATGTATCCCATACCCTGCATCATGACATCCATGTTGTAGGGTGATACGTACTTACCGTAATTCCTTAATATACTATATTGTGAAGCCATCCTTTATCCTTTCTTGCCTTTAGTTACTTCCTGAGCAGGATATAATCTCCTGTAACTTAATATATCTCCTTGAGGGTCTGCGATCAACTGACCATTGGGACCAATCTTAACATCCCCAAATATAGATCTTAATGTATTCATGGTCGTAGCCGTGTTCCACTTCTGCTGGATCTCGTCATTTACGCTATCGAAATACCTAGCCCAGTTCTCGTCATTTATAGCCAATCCCTGCAATATCCGTTGTTGATAAGCTTGACGTTGGGCTATGTTCTTGTCGTAAGTATTCGCCCATGATTGAGAATTGACATTATCAGCCCAAGTCCTTTGAGCCACGTTCCCTTGTTCTACCTCATTAATGTATCTACCTATATTGGAGCTCATGATAGCCTGTAAGTTGGATGATAAAGCCCCTCTCTGGGAATCCGGGACATTACCCATCTGATCCAACTGTGATTGGAAAGCACGATTAGCCTCAACCATATACTGATCAACCGATCTCAACACCGGATCCACGGTAGGAGCGTAATGCCTTTCCAGACCTTCCGTTGTCACGGCTCCCGGAGTCATCCTAAACACCTCGGGGAAGTCAAGACCGCCACCCACTATATTCCTGCCTCCATTGCCGCTGTTCGACTTACCGGCATTTGTGTTGGTCTTAGGAAGTGTATTGGGATCAATCAGCTCAGGCGTATCCAGTTTAACATCAGGATCCTCCACATCACCTATATCCATAGGACCGGGAGCCACCTTATGAGGGTCAAGTATAAAATCAAGACCTTCCATTCCTTTCATGGATCTCAATGCCTGCATCTTAAGCATATCCTCGCCAAGTATCTTATTAACGACATCCTTGTTCTTATCAGAGAACAGTTGGCTAAAATGGGTGATACCGGCATCGTTAAGAGCCTTATGCTGTTCCTCTGTAACAACGTCTAGACCGATCATAGGGCGAGATGTGGTAAACAAACCTAATTTATTGTCTCTCATCCTATCATGATATGCGGCTTTCTTGTCTTCCGGGTAATTACCTTGACTATCCTCACCGCCAAAGGAAACGAGCGTCGTGTAATCCCGAAGCGCCTCGGCGTTGGCGATGATCGGGTTCTCAGCCGTAGCCAAGCCCATCCAGCTACTTGTCTGACCGTAGATAGCGTCTTGCAACGCCCTAGCCCTATTGCCCTCTGAAGCTCCCATATAAGCATCGTAAGCGACCGGATTGAATGTCTTATAATAATTCAACCTCTCATCCGTATTAATACCTCCATAAGAGCCATCAGTTCCTTGGCGCTGATAACCGAAATAGTTAGGATCATTGTTGAACCTATTCTCGATCGGGCGGAAAGTTAATTTACGACCGAACAAAGACGTGCCTCCTATCTCCATCTTCTGGCGAATACCAGCCACTTTCTTAAGCAGCTCTTTCTTAGCCTCAGCTATATCCTCCTCCGTAAGACCGTATTCTTTCATGGATCTGGATATGATGTTATCTATCTCACCTCCCTTGGCGAAATACGTATCCTCATCCTTCTTCATCTTCAGGTCTTCCTGCTCCTTGTATATGATATTAGCGAAGTCCGTAAATCTCCCCTCTAATCCATTAACCGTATCGTTACTATCATTTATGGCCTTAGATAATACAGAGGCGTTTAAACGTTTCGTATTCTCATCATCTATCTTATCGTTCTTCTTCAACTTCTCTAACGCCTTCTTCTGGTCATCGTAAGCCGATTTAAGACCGATCTTAGCCTTATACCTATCCATTAACGTAGCGTATGTGTCCTTAGGCGTGGCCTTAATCCCATACGTATCCCTAATGTATTTGGCGAAGTCCGGCTCTATGGTGGTATCATCGGTAATAACCTTCGTACCCTGCTCCAAAGAAACGGGCGTTCCTCCATCGGCATGCTTCTGCCCCATGGCCTCCATCGGCGCCTCCCCGGGCTGCTCCACGTACTCGCCCTTCTCGACCTCCACGTTGGCTTGATCTTCCATCGACTTAGGTAACGGATACAGATACTCACCGGTAAGGCTTCCGCTATCAAACCTATTATTAGGTCCTAGATAAACACCACCACCATCCTTATACTGCATCTGGGATTGCCTTCTTTGCCTAGCCTCACGTTCCTGAGCTAACCTGATATTGGTACGAGTACCTTTCTCTGACGCTATCCCAGAAACCACGTTACGAGCCAACCCCATGATACCACTAATTCCCGAGGCTATGGTAGTTATCGTATTAGCTGTTTTAGCCCCGGTGGATAAATCGCCATATCCCTCGCTTCTCATACGACCTATACCACGACCCATCTGAGTTAACCTAGATCCTATATCATCAGCACCATAGTAAGGGATAGTGGTAAAATCAAAAACATCCGTACTACCAGACTTATCAACCTTCTTATTACTGTCAACCAAAGCGCTCAAATCACTTGTATCAATGGTATTAATATCAGGCTGCTGAATATCAAATCCTATCTGGGTAGACGAAACCAAAGGCTCCACTCCAATACCCTGAAGACCAACAACATTACCGGGCATGATAGGGGTGACTTCCCCAGCCTCTTGATATTTAGGTATCTTCCTCTTGATTACATATTTGCCCATATCAAATTAATTTCGTTCTGACACAAAGATAATCTAAAAAAACGGAGACTCACCATTTATATAACGATGAGTCTCTTTAATACTAATATTTTAAAGCCGCAACAGGATTACCCCATTTCTTCTTCCATTCATGCCCAAGATAGTCTATAAGCTTATCATAAGTATCTATAAAGCCTCCATCTATAATGCCGGTAATAACATTCTCTACAGCTACTATGTCGTTTAACTGATTCTTTGTGGCCGTATTCCTTATCCCACTCTCATGCTTGTTAAAGACGATAAAATTAATAGCCTTAGCTACCCTTGATATCTTATCAGACAACTGACTCTTGTCGCTAACCAACCTGGCGACGGCCGAACTCATCTTGATATAAGCCTCGCCAGCGGCATTCCTGTCCTCTATGAATCCATCATGCAACCATATTATCACCTTGGCGTATATCTCTGGATCCAATTCCAATGCTACCATAACAAAAAAATACGGATTTACATACCATTTCTGACCCTCCCCCTTTCCTCTTCGGTAAGCCATTCCGTATTTTTTGAGATCGGTTATCTTATTGATTTTCAATTCATGGTTTTGTACCGTAAGATTTCTTACAGTACATATATCATTAATACTCAGCTCCCTAACAAGAGCTTTCATCTTTTCCTGAAATCCATTAGTAGCAAACAAATGATCAAGCCTTCTAGACTCCAACCCCATAGATTTACGTTTTTCATTCAAGGCTTCCATAACTTCCGTTATGCATACAAACCCGTCCTTGGACATAACAGAAATGTTCCTACCTAATAATTCCCTACTCTCTGATGATAAAATCAAATTACTTTTCATACCTTTACTAAAAGTTTTAAATTAATAAATGCGCCTATCCGCTCGTGATGAGTAGGTAGGCGCACAAATATAAGCAATACTAATATTATTACAAAATATAATAGCCTATATTATAGATAATAAAATCTTGAAATTTTACATATCTCAAATAATTACAAGATGCTAGATCCTTTTTACAAACAGTGATCCTATAGCTTTCACCAGATCGTAGAAGCCGGCACTACTGAACCCAACAGCTACCCCATACAGCAATGCCTCCCACCATTCACTCCCTATAAGCAATGGAGACACCTTTAGTAGCCACGCTAATATACAAACCAGCATACCTATGACTACGGCGGATAGGACTTTAGCCCACTTATGGGTGTCAATATACGGCACTACCTTGGCTAGCTGGGTAGCTGACATCGTGACGAAAGCCATGATGCCTGTAAAGGTAGTCAGATCAATAGTAATAGGCCCTTCTGATGGGATTACCTCTTGTGCCATCAAAGCGAATGGCGTCAATAACATAGCAAATAAAAACAACAATCTTTTCATATCTAAAACGTTTAATTACTTCACAAATATAGCATTAATTCTGGGTTCTGCTCATACCCTTTATATTCAGCATCAACCCCGGTATCATGTTAAGCACCAACTGCCTTTTCGCCTGTTCCTTACGCATACGCTCGGCCTCCGCTATCTGCGCCTCTGACTGAGGATCATTCTTGATATTATTAGCGATGTCCTCTATAGCTTTCTTGTTAGCGCCGGATTGAGCTAGCATCTTATATAACAAGTCTTGACCTTCCTTCTCCCACCAGCTATCCATGGCAGGATGGGAAGCCAAAGAAGGAGCGGCGGGGGCTACCGTCTCAGGCACGGGCTGCTGACCTCCGTCTCCCGTACCAGAATCCCGCTGCCCGAACTCGTATCTCATTGGCTCGTTCTCCGGGACACCGTATCTGTTGGAGAACATATCGGCGAACTCAAACCGCTTCTCGTTTCTTAATGTCGATCCAAGGGGTCTTCCGTATCCTTGATTCCATGCCACGGTAGCGTCCTTATAATTCGTGGCGTTATCAAAATCAGCCTTCGAATACATATAGTAATTATAAACATTGCCTTGAGCGTCCTTATCAAAGAACTTGCCTTGGTTCATGTAGTTCCAGCCTAGCCCCGGTACACGACCTTGATACTCATCCACAAGATAATCCAACTGCTGTGTCAAAGTCGGTTTCTTACCATACCTACGCTGTAGCTCTTTCTTCCTCGGACCAAGCCATTGCTGGATACCAAAGTCACCGGCGGCTCCTAGGGCTTCGGTGTCCCCTCCGGACTCGGCGGCGATGTTGGCGAGGATGCCTACCGCTTGCGTTTGTGGTATTCCCTTCTTTTCTGTCAGATAGTCCCATATCTCATCATACACAACCATCTTGTTGTTGTCCGATCTACCGGGATCAACAACATATTTGCCTTCCCCATATCCTTTATCAGTATCTACAGGTCCACCATCCTCTTTCTTGTCTTTCTCATCATCGGCCAATGTAGTGGATATCAACCCTATATAATAATCAAGATCCCTATGAATATTATCCGCTACTTTCTTGGCCGCGCTTTCAAACCTCTCCTTATCCTCCTCGTCAGGTATCCTTCTCCTTATACCCCTCAATGTCTTCCCAAGATATTTAGTAAATATCTCATTAGGGATGCTGGCATAATCGTCCAACTTATCAAATACCTTTCCATAGATGCTAGACTCCCATGGATTGGTAAATACATCTTTACCTACCAACCCCATCTTATAAGACGGGGACAACCTCATAGGAACACCTCCAGTAAGGACATCAAATTCTGGATGGACGTCTTCCAGCGGCCTATCATTGAGTTGCCCATAATATTGAGGGGACTGACCGGATATAACGCGATCAAGATCCGACCTGTACATTTTTCTGGCTATATCCTCTACAGGACCTCCCTCCGCATACTCATCGAAACTCTTGAAATAATTCTTATAATTACCCGTCAACCACTCCGCTTCCCGCTCAGAATCCACCATAATAGTGTCGCCGTCAGCGATGGCACTTTCAAGAGCGTCCCACTCACCCCTATTATTCTTAGGATCAGTGAAGTCGTATAACTCACCATCTATCTCCCTGACCGAAGGATATATCACATACCGACCATCCACGCCAGCGTAGCCAAGCTTATGCGTGGCGACATTCCCATCGACCTCCCAGTCAGGTATGGTTTTCCTTTTCTCATCCCTTAACCTCCTGGCGAAATTGGCATCGCTGCTCTTGATGAGGGTTATAAGTTTATCCTTGTCAATCTCACCTCCATCCTGTTTCTCCTCTATCTTCTCTCCCCAAAGACCGTATTTCTCCCTAGGCCAGATACCGTCTATGGCATCCACATAACCAACGGGATGCTCCCCGTCCAGACGCCGGTCCCGTCGCTCGTCCGCAGGGTACAGGGCGTTAGCCAACGGCTGCGTGATATGACCCAACCCCTTATCCTTGGATCTCGACATAACATCCACCACAGTCTGATATATAGGTCTTAATTTCTCAGGCAAATACAACCCCGCCTCCCCAGCCTCAGACGCCGTGGCGCCAACCATGTTCTTGACCTTGTCGAGCTTCTGATCTATCTGCTCGCCATTGTATTTACCAGTAAAATCTTCCATACTATCTTAAAGTATTAAAGGGAAGAACAAATATTCTCCCCTATATGTTAATAACTAATAAATTTTCTCATCGTTACTAAACCAACGCACTATCATCTTGAACCGGCTCTCAATGTCATTCACGAACCTTGCCAAGAACCAATCGCCACGAAGACGATCACGCCACCTCCGGTGATAGTCGATAGCCCTAGGCTCCACCACCCGGTCTATGTCGTTGACATCCTTGACCCATACCGGTAGGTTATTAGTATCGTCTTTAACCTCATTAAAATAGTCGTTTATATTTATCTTCTGATCGACCTCCGTCACCAATATCTCACGGCTATCGTCGTTAGTTATAGGATATCTTAGGCGCTGGCTCATGTCGTTCTTATCGGCGATGGTCATCCTAAGCTCTCCACTGTTGTTGGTATCGTTATAGAACCATGCCTTATTAAATCCAGTTGTTCTTCTAACCTGATAATTAACCTCATCCTGATACCTTCTGGCATCCATCCGATATTGGTAGTTCGTGAGGATCTTATTCACATACTGCTCACGGACAGGTACCTCTATGACGAACGGATATAGCTTACCATAAAATACCTGATACGATTGATTGGTTAAGCCATGAGACCACAATCCCACTTCCCGACTATCACTAGAATAGTTCTTACCAGACTGGAAATAATGCTGGTGCTCGATATAATAGTCAGGGGTGTACGATAAATATGATTTCCACTCACCCTTCAAACAATTATATCCAACGGTAAAAGAGACGTCCGTGAAATGGCTGGTGTCCGAAAGCTCCACCGCCTGCCCGTTCCTGTAGAACCGGCCTCCCCTGAATTGGTACTCGCCTGGATTCCCTACCGGTATGTAATCCCTCTTGGTTATCAATACCCTCTTGAAACGATTATCCCAACCCATGGACAGACCTATACCAAAGAACTTGTTATCGATATCATAATAAGACAGCTCAGCATCCGTATCGGCGTTATATATCCGGCTACGGATGATCTTCATCTGAAGATGCTCCTTAAACCAGTTTCTAAGCCCCGGTGTGACCTCCGTAAGATTCCTGCCATTAGAATCTACCTTGAATACCTGACCACGCCTTAAATCGACCCAAAAATGCCCAAATTCACAACTGATCATATCCCGGCTCTGGGTTCCGGAATATCCTAACGTCGTATTATTATACTCGATACCACGAGAGGCGAAAAGACCACCTGTACCTAGCTCACTATTCTCCGGGGATATTCTCTCCGCCAACACGTCTATAGCGTTGTACAACCCTACCTGATTCTCGAAACGGGCCAATATCTGATCCGACTCTATCCCCTTCATGCTTATGAGTTTCCCAAATGAGGTCTTGAACTCATGGTAATCCATAGGCTTGTACGACAGCCAAGGATCGGTCATGCCATTCTCCGACACGTCGGCGGTGCTCCATATGACGCCGTTGGGTCTTTGGTAGGCGCAGTCCCAAAAATTGCTATCATACGTCTCTGGTAATGACCTTCCGCCTAGCGTAAAACGATTCTTGTACACAGGACTCATCTTAAACACATTATCCCTTGATATAGGGACATTACGCTCTTGGGTCCATGATATATAATCCCCTACTTCTGGATAGAAACCCTCATAAGGCTCAGGCCCAGCTATACGGAAATTACAATTAATCTCAGACTCCACAAGAAACTGAGGTATGCCATAGAAGTATAGGAAGAAACGACCGCTAAGATACATATCCCCGGTCTTGCAAGCCATCTCGTAAGCGCTCTTCCGGCTAGGGAATGAGTATAGCGATCCGGTATCCGTATCGGTCTTATTAAGATAATCCTCCCCGGTATCATAATTAACAAAATAACGTGGATACCCGATATTCCTATAGTCATAATAAGGGAATGGTATCATATCTCCCTGACCAAACTGGGTCAAGTAAAACATAGGCATTTTTCTTTTAAGCGAGAATCTGGATATAAACACATCACCTCCAAAAACAGGTTTACGCTTATCCTCATCCATCAACCCGCAACCGCCTAACGATACCCACCTGATATCCTCTATCTGCCCGTATTGAGCCGGAGAATATTTCTTTATCCTCATATAGGGACAGGATACGAAAGATTCACGTGTCATAAAATGAGGCGTCATACCAGCCACCTCATCGTTACGAATATTACACTCATCCTGAATACGGCTGGTATCGTAACTTGAAACCAACTCCGGATATTCAAGCATATACTTATCCATACCAAATGACATGAACAATGAATGCTCACGATCGAGGTTGTTTATGATAATAGGCTTACCGCCTACGGTCTCCCCTTGCGAAGAGATATCTGTTACCGGATATAACCCGCTCTTGATATATTTAGCCGTTGACAATCCACGTAACTCTGACTCCCCTATTTTTTGGTAAAATAAATTATAATGAGCGACAGAAGTATAGTAATAAGCATAGTTCCGTCTAGGTCCCCTATCTATCAATGCCGTTAACCACTGATACCTATACTTGCCTATATCCACCACGGACTGGGCTGTGGCCTTGGCGATACCTGTAGCCAGACGGATAGCCGTCAGCGCTATGCCGACAGGGTTGGCTAAAAAGAACACACCTCCACCGACATATTGCTGTGAAGCCGACTGATATGTATACTCAGCTATAGCGGATATTAAATTAGCCATAGCCTCCACCGTAGCCAATGATGTTGCCATACTGTAAGCCTTACTCCCTAATATCGTCCATTTAGGGTGATCCTCCACCTCCCTGAATATACCTGAGGATTTACCTAATTGATAACCATCAACAAGGCACTCGGTGGGAGCGTCAGGCTTGTTAAAGGCAATATCAGGGCTTAAGAATGAATACCAGATATTACCCTTCCTGTTAAACGGATGCGTTATAAATTTCTCACGATTAATATCCTTATAGATATACATATCATCAGACAAATCGTTGTAAGGGTAATTAGGATAAAGGTTAGCCGATCCGTCGGGATCATCGTACTTAAACATATCATAAGCCAGACCGGTCCCGATAACGCTCTTATCCAACGTCCTATCGCCCCTATACAACTCATATCCTATTATAGAATCTCTTCTAGCCTTATCTATAAGACCGTTCTCTACCGCTATATCCAGAAACTCATTAACGATATCGTCATCAAGCATCACCCCCATAGGATAAATATAGGAGTCAACTCCATATTGACCGGTCAGCTGAGACGGATTACCCATAAAAGGAGCGACAGAGTTATCCGGGAACTTGTAATGACGTATAGGTCTCTGACAAAACGTGGTTGACGTATTGGGGTACTCAGCGTTACCCCCATTACCGGTGAAATAAGACTTACCCCCAACTGATTTAGGAGACCCATAGTATTTCGTCAAAGAATCTATTATGTCCTTCCTCTTTGATCCTCCCAATGATATCCCGATCTTACTTGAATCATACAACTCAAAATTAGCCGGGTACTTATTAGTAGACTCCCAATATCCGAAATCACCATACTGATATGGTCTGGGAGCGCAGTCAGCGGGTTTATCTCCACATGAGACACATTTCGCCTCATAGGTAACAAATCTCCTTAATTTCAATTCTTTCGTGAAGAAGAACACGTATTTCACCTCCAGCGGCCGAATGCCAAAACAGAACGGGGCGGGGAAGATGGCGGTGCCGGCCGTATAGAATCCGGCAAGCTCCTTCATGTCCTGCCTCATGGCGAAACCGGTGAAGAACACGCATACCGCAGGCTCGATGCAAACATATATCTTATGGAAAGTAGTCTTGTCATCATTCCAGAACAAGTACTTTGGCATCATAAATATCTTATGATCCACGTAATTCACTATAACACCTTTCTTGGCATCATTAGCCAAAGGATTAGGAGCCACGGTACCTTCCTTGTCCGAGAAAAACGTTATACGAACCTTATTGTATGATGATGAGTCGCCGATCGGATAATTATAGTTACCCATCATCTCTATATACATAATACCGTTATCAGGATCGGATAAACCACTTATGTATTTCTCGTAATCCAACTCCACCCATCTGGCGTATGAGGATACATGTGGATAGAACTTGAAATAAGTCAAGTTGCTTCTACCGAACCAATTGGTCTTGGCGTCAATATCATTCTGCACAGACACACGACCTTCCCAGTCAGTAGTTATACCGGTATTAAACTTAGAATTATCACCATCGCCAAAAAGACACATGGCGTTCTCGATACCAAACTGACTCTCATATTGGGGAAAATAAGCCTCCATCGTATCCATTAACTGATCAAGCATCGTCTCCGTATGCTTCTTTCCTTCCCATCCGGGATATTGATACAAATATGTGCACTTACCCAATGACCTACCCCCTTGGAATGTAGGAAGTTGAACATCGTTAATAGTAGGATTCACGTGAGGATCACCTACCGAACACCCATTAGTACATATACCCTCATCATATAACTGCCGAACATTAGACATATCCTGACACAAGACCAAGGCGGAGGAGTCTATATCAGACGGGAATTTATCCTCATCCTGACCATCCAACCATTCCTGAACCAGATCTATGATATTCTTACCTCCACTGGAATAATTATCGAAATCACACAATACAGAGAATTTCCTTTGTGACTCGGCGTTACTTTGTATTAAGGTGGTAGGCTCGGTCTCCGTATAATCACTAGCCAGCTTATATGTAAAATCAATCCTAGAATCCACCAAAGAGTTTTTATCCAATATAGTCCTGGTCTCTATCCTCTCGATATCATCACATCCACTAGGGAAATCGGGAGCCTTTATACCGTCTTGATCCTCCGGCAATGATATAGCAGCGCATAACTCGTCAGTAATACCTACATTAGATTCTATGATATCACACAGGTTCTCTATATTATCAGCGATATAATCAATAGCATCATCTACCGTAACATCTTCCCCCATCGTGTTGATAACGAATTGGGTCTCTCCTACCGTGGCATATTCCTGCTCTACATATCTGAGTTGCTTGACATCTAGCTGATTCTTGCATTCTCCTCCAAAATCATCAAATCCCCAAGATGGGTCGTTTATGATCTTTGCCGTATTCTTAAACTGCCAAAGATGACGGCGGCTGTTCCCCGCGCACTGCGGGTTGTTCTCCAGCACCGACGCAGCCGACAGGTCGTCAGAGTTACCGTCCTCATCAACGATAACCTCCATCTCCTCCCTTGTGGCCGGACGAGGGATAAGCGGGAATCTAGCTGTCCTGTATCCTGTATTGGTAAAGAACCTTATACCCAACGGATATACCTCGTCACGCATGAAAGAGGCGTATTTAGAGCAAGCCACACCGTCTTTATACAGATTCTCCGTGGCTATCGATGTCTGCCATTTAACGAAATGACCCAAGAAATTAACGACCGGTTGAAGATTCCATTCATTCTCCACGGTCAATCCGTATTGAAGAAGACGATTTCCGACAGACGTCATGCCTCTGGCTGTCTTATATACCGGTATTTCCTTGGATAACTTCTCCATGGTCGTACGCTCGCTATACTGATCCGTAAGGTAATAGATGGTCCTTTCCGTTATCGGATGTATACCTTCTATGAAATACTCAAGAACCGGGCTTTGCTCACCATTAAACCCAACCGTGTTCTGTATAACACCTATCTTATAATGAGATACCTGCTTGTCTATATTGGATACAGTAAGGCGGATACCCATATTGGTTGACTTACCCCATAAACCATCACGGATAACCACATCTTGGCGATCGAATAACATGATTGGGTTGGTCAATGAGCAATATCCGGTCTTCTCTATCCCGAACTCATCGCACAACGCCACGCAGAACTGGTAGGTCCCGGCACGCAGGCTCCCCCCGAACTCCACGACCTCAGGCTCCACGCACGGGGCCGTCAGCAACGGGAACACCAGCAGCTTCTCGCAGGCCAGCCTACACCTCTCTATTGGCTTGTCATCCCCACATGTCTTATACCCATGGTAATGATACCAAAAATCACCATCATCATCCGGATTAAGAGCCTTATCGACCATAACATATCGCTGGGGATTATATCCATCGGTCCAGTATATCACCTTCCCGCATTTCTCGTCCTTGATCTCTATATCGAAGATCGGATGATGAATGGAGAAATTAAGACAAGGGTCATCAACCCAGTCCTCTATCAGGATCTCCATCAAATCACATATCTCATCAAAACGACCATCCGACTCCTCAAGCCTCTCGCCAAGGATACGATGGATGTCCTTTCCCGATCCAGCCAATTGATCCTCCACGGTCTTGATATAATCCAATGACCGCATGAACGTGATCTTAGACGTATTATCATCCGGATTGGATAGAAAGAAATAAGTGTTATCACCAGCTATGTCATTCTTATACCCAATAACCTTATAGCCATCAAATCGCTTACATAAAAGGGTACTAGGCTCGTTCTGGATCTTAAGCTGGCTTCCATCGTCACCCTCTATGGTAGCGTTCAAGGCGAAACTATATTCAGACGGGGATAGATCCTGTGGATGCTTATCCCTGTTCATCCCGGAGTCGGGAACCGCTATGTTAGAGTTATTTTGCACGACATTATCTTTTTCGCAAATATAATAAATCCACCAGATAATCACTTATGTGGCGGATTCTAATAAACAGTACGTATTATGCAAAACATTCAAATCGTACAAAAATAAAAAATCCTCCAGACTTTCACAAGTCAGGAGGAGAACTAAATACTTTTAAACGCTCGTGTAAAGTACAAAAACACAACAATTACAAATTTTTACCCATGTAGTTCGATTGCTTATCGGCATCCTCTACAGATATGTAAAAGAAACCGTTAGTCACGTATCTCTCATTGACATCCACAAAATCAGTAGATCCTTTATCCACTCCTTTCTTCGATCCCTCATCACACACAGCTACCAGACTATTAAAGTCATTGGAATAACCTACGACTACACCGTGTATATCCCGATTTCGAGGATCGAATACGTACCTCATCTTACATCTGTCATAAGCTAACTCTAAAGAGCTTTTGCTTAACCTCTCATCTAATCCAGCACCCGCTACCAAGGCCAAAACGCTCTTTGATATGTCACTCATGGTGGTATCCTTGGTCGGAGCCTTAGGCATAGAAACGCCTTCCATGACAAAATCCAACGCCTTATCTACAAGACCATCGAAATCATCATCTCTTATATAATCCTTAAGTACCTCCAGTATATATAACCGGACATGGAGTTCGTTATTTACATCATTTAAAGTTATCATGATCCTAGTTTTCGGCAAAGCTAGATTATTCCCACGCAATAAAAGATCAAATATGTCATAAGTGAAGGATTAAAAAAATAAAAAAACTCTCCTATCCTCACGAACAAGAGAGCCGATGTGTTTATATTATGAAGAAAAATCTATTCACCTATTCTTACAATACAGTCACGAGATTCCTTGTTATAGATCATCGTGCCTACCTTAGAATACAAGGTCTTTATATTTTGCCAATTATCCTCACCATGAGCGGATACGTTAGTGGGAGCGTCACCGGTATAAACCTCCTCGCCTCCGATATTGACAAAATCATATCCACGTTTCTCCATAGAACCGCCCTTATATGCCGTGAACCTGATAGTGACATTACCTTTCTCACGACCACCATACCAGTTACCGTATATACTACACCTGATCTCAAGAGGTAATTTATCATAATTATCGCCATCCAACAACGGCCCCATCTGGATCAAGGCGGCCTCATTACCTGATTCCATGTTATCACCACCGTGGATAAGATAATCACCTACCCGCTCCTGCGTGGTCTGGTACTGTTTACTCCAACCAACCAGCTTGCCGTCCACGTCCGGGAGGCCGGTGTTGTCGAAGCCGGTTGCCGTGTCGAAGTCAATGCCGTCCTCGTCAGCCCAGATATACCTAAGCACAAGGAAATCAAACTCAGGGATGATTACCACCGGAACCGACTCCTGCCTGCACACGAACGTCTTCTCCTCCTTGGTGCCTTCTTTTATAACCTTGTACGTAGCCTGACGTATTTCGCCAGTCTCATTGATATCAGCGGTAACCCTAACCTCAGCAGGGCCGGTACCACTTGTCTTATCTAAATGTATCCAATCAGCCATATCATCGTATTTTGTTAAATAAGTTTAATATACTTATCAAAAGCGTTGGGCCACATACGCTCATGAGACAGCATCCTTCTCCTATTATCCTCAGCCAGTTCCCGATAATCATTTAACGTGATCATCGACATCTTAAGCTCCTTCATAGCCCTAGCGAACTTACCCGGCTCTTGTTGGGCGTATAGCTTATAAGCTTCACCAGCGCCTTGTATCAAGCCATTCACGGCAGCGTTCTCGAAGATCTTCATCTTGATATACGTCTCGACATAATCCTCAAGATAACCTAAATCCGTCTCAGGTATATATGGTAGACCATCCTCATCCTTAGGAGTAGCCCTGTATACGATATAAATAAATCCGTCAAAGCCGGTATACATAGTATTGCCGGATATAGTTATATCATAATTATCCCAAGCGTATTTATCCCGATACTTATCAGCGGCGCAATCACGCCTCAATCCACGACCTATAGATAACCTTACTGGGTGATGGTAATGGAAACGAACCTCATGGGATCCGATATAAATCTTCTCCGTGATCGTCTTCTCAAACTCTTCCTTACAACACTCGGTGCAGGAGTTCCAACGGAACCCGCGCTCCGTGCGCTCAACCCAGCCGATCTCGTGTTGGAGGTCAGCCTTAGCCTTATCGCCGCCAGGGATCTCGCAAACAAGAGGCTCACACCTGTAAGCGTCAAGCATGTCGAAGAAATCGGATGGTAATACCGCCTGCTTGTTACTGGTCTTGATAACCGCCTCAGACATGATGGCTATAACACCCCCAAACCTTTTTAAAGCGATCTCAGCCCACCTATAAACAGATGAGGTATCTATAGCCCCGCTATCATCGTATTTATGTAAATCGGCCTTGATCTCGGCCAATAAGCCCTTTATCGTCATATTTAAGTCTTTTGCACAAAGATATGTATTTGAATCCGTGATACAAAAAAAATCCAGTCTACCCTCACGGGCTAACTGGATCACAAAAACTTCTACAGTTTATAAACCCATTTAACTCCAAATACCTTACTTTCCGATTCAACTTCCCGGTACAAGAACTTATATCTCCTTCCAGACTCCATAGCCATCCTACACTCCTTGTTTAATGCTGGAGAGATATATAAATGAAAATACTTATTCCTCGGCATAAAATCCATACACGTATGGACGTAAGAATATCCACCTGTCCCACGCCTGTTTATAGTCCCGGTAAGTTTATTCAGATATATCTTACGGTTGGGATTAATCTTATGACATAGATAACCGATGTTATTTATATAAACCCCGCCCTCATTATCTAAGTACTTATCACGTATGACTTTCCAGATCAACGACTGACATTCGAGAATATCATTCTTCTCCACGATCGTATGCTTCCTCCTCTTTCCGTTCTTAGACATAATAGACCTGTAGAACCGAAGAAAGTATTGATCAAGTATTTTAAACGACTTAACTTTCATGCCACAAATATAACAATTCTATCCTAATTCGAGTAATATTTAGATGACTTTTGGTGTGAGTGTAACGGTGATAAGGCCGCACTTACCGCCGCGGCACAGGCTGACGCACAGAGACTAGCGCAGGAAAAAGCCAACGCTATGGAATGCGATTGCCCCAAAACATGGAGCGCTAGTGTAACGACGTCTAGCGGAAGCGGGAAAACGATAAATTACACCATACAGTATAATAATCCATGTGGATCGGGAAAGACGTCTAGGATGACTATAGGATACAAGAAAACGAATGGTCAATGGGAATACGAGACGAGAATAGTCCCTATTCCTTCCGGATCAGGGACTTTCTCTGAATCTACAACAACCAACTACGGGATATCATCTGGAGCTTACGCTTATTACGAGGATGGTCAAGGAAGTGGATCTTGTTGACAATAAAAAAGGAGGGGTTAGTTGGCCTCTCCTTTTTATTGTATATACATTATGGTATATAATTATCTATGTTTATATAAATCTAAGATCCTTTTTCTTTGTATGATTCAATATCCTACTGATATGTCTTGTACTAAAACCTGTTTTGTCTTTTATCTTATCATAGATATAGTTCTTTGATACGTATGCTGACATCTCTCCAAGATCCTTTATAATCTCATCATACATATCATGTATCTCATTATATTTTATGATTGAGCTATCTCTCATTCCTCTTTCCCCGATACCATCAACAACATCCTCAGCACCGAAGAAATTGATTATAGATCTTATTATGTTCATGCTTATTGAATTTTTTGCGTTTTCTTATTAATATCCATATCCGGATTCTCGTCCGTAGGGATCTGCAATTTGGTTATCGTCTCTCTTAACGTCTCAGATACCACATATTCCAGTAACTTATCAGGGCATATGAAATCATAATCCCATTGAGATATACATGGATCATCTTTTTCCGTTCCACATCCCCCTAGCTCTAACGCCGCTTTCCTGTCAAGGGTTATAAGATCCACGTTTATAGCCTCTATATTTATATCAGGTATATAGATATATCCATCATTGACGTAATAATAGTATTGATCTATATTACCATATTTACGTTCCTTGTTATTAGCGTATTTTCTTAACGATATAGGAGTAAATATAATATCATCCATGATGTTCGATACCTTTATAATAGCCGGTCCTATACGGGTATATATCATATCGGGAAGCCTTTTCTTGGATCTCATAAGTATCCGGCATAACTTAAACTCATCAAAGCAACAATCAACCTTCCGGACTCTCTCCATCTCCAGACAATTGATATGGGTGTATAATGATTCCTCGCCGAACAAAGTACCGTCAGCGTATTTCTGGGCTATATACGATCTGGCTTTCTGCCTTCCTATAGATAATATCCACCTCCTACTGACATGAGCGTCCTTATTGATGGAGTTCATATCATTTATGATTCTAGATACAAATTCTGAATTTTTCATATGCTAAATACTGAGGAGGGGATATACCCCTCCGGTCATTACTTCTTTTTCTTAACCTTGCCTCCACATTTCATTTGAGGTTTCTTTTTCTCGGAGACTTTGCCTCCTTCTGCCATCTTCTTTTTCTTAGTGCATGTCATAGTCTTACTTTTTTAATGTTAGTGATACAATATTAGTCATTTCTATCGAAAATAGAATAAAAGAGGTTGATGAAACTACCAACTTACCGCCGCGGCACAGGCTGACGCACAGAGACTAGCGCAGGAAAAAGCCAACGCTATGGAATGCGATTGCCCGGAGCAGAAGATGTGGTCATGGTCTGTATCTATGAATAATGATT